AAATAGCAGAAAAGTATCCGACACTTACAATTTTAGAATTTATAGAAACTTATAAGGGGGTAATCAAATGAACATAGGGGGGTTATGTTAGGAGTAAAAGGCTAAATATGAAAAAAAGCCGAACAGAATTAGCAAACGCAGTTGGTGTTACAGAAAGTTATATAGCAAAATTAGAAAATGGAAAAATTACAAATCCAACTCTATTTGTTTTAAAAGGACTTTCAAAAGCTTTAAATGTATCGCCATTAGAATTTTTTAAATAGGAGAGGATGTAATGGAAAATATTGCGGTACAAGAAACAATAAGTTTTTTATCAAACACATTTCCAAAAATTTATTCTAGTTTATATTTAAAATATTTAAAACAATATTCTGAACTGCATAATATTAATAAAACTCAATTAAAAGCATTAGTTTTTTTAAAAGGTAATAGTGAAATAAACATGACAGAATTATGTGCTAAGTTAAATATAGAAAAAGGCAGTTTAACTAGTTTAATAGATGATTTAAGTGAAAAGGGATATGTTTGCAGAGAAAAAACTATTAATGATAGAAGAAAATATATAATAGTTTTAACTAAAGAAGGCAATCAAATAGCTAAAAATTTTATAGAAAAATTAAGCAATAATTTAGAAAATAAATTTTCAAAATTAAATAAAGAAGATATAAAAAAATATTTATATGCTATGAAATTTCTAGAAAATTTGATAGACAAAGATTTAGATTAAATACTTATTTAAAAATAGGGGGAATTAATTTGAAGGAAATTAGATTAAAACAATTATCAATCAGCAATTTTAAAGGCATTTCCAAACTAGACATACAATTCAAAGACATAACAACTTTATCAGGAATGAATGCAACAGGAAAATCAAGTGTATTTGATGCATTTACATGGCTTTTATTCGATAAAAACAGTAAGGGTGATAGTAAATTTGAATTAAAACCTTTAGATAAAAATAACGAGTATATAAGAGGTTTAAATCCACATGTAACAGGCATTTTAGAAGTTGATGGTATAGAAACAAAGTTGTCAAAAGAATACAAAGAAAAGTGGACTTCTAGAAGAGGAGAAAGTGAAAAAGTATTCGATGGCAATACAACAAAATATGAAATTGATGATGTTCCAGTTAAAAAATCAGATTACAACAAAAAAATAAATGAGATAGCAGATGAAGAAACTTTCAAATTATTAACTAATCCATTCCATTTTCCTAATTTGGCTTGGAAAGAACAAAGAAAAGTTATCTTAGAAGTTGCTGGAGGAGATATATCCATAGAAGATGTTATAAAAGGCGATGAAGAACTAAAATTAGTTAAACAAGATCTAGAACAAGAAGATGTATCTAAGCTGATAGATAGTAAAAAAGGTAGTATGAAGAAATTACGAGAAAATAAGAAATCAATTCCTTATAAAATTCAGGAGTTAATGGAAACAGTAGTTGACTTTGATGTAAAAGAAGTTGAACTGAAAATATCAGCTAAAGAAAGCAAATTAAAAGATATAGATAAAAAAATAAGTGATATAGCTAATAGTAGTAAAGAACTAATAGCTAAAAGAGATGAAGTGATGAAAAAAATTAGCGCAAATGAAAAGCTAATTGAAGATGAAAGACAAGCAGATAGAAAAGTATATGACAATAAAATAAGAGAATTACAAGAGAAAATAAAAAAAGAAGAAAAAGAGTTATACTCATGTGAACATAAAAAAAATGAATATGACTATAAAATAAAAAATTTAACAAATAAATTTAATTTTTTAGAAAATGAAGCATCCAAATTAAGAGAACAATTCAGTAAGATACAATCAGAAAAAGTTGACTTTAGTAGTATAAAGACGGAGTGTCCTACTTGCAAACGACCATTCGAAGAATCAGACATAGAGGAAAAACAATCAGAGTTAGAAAAAAATTTCAACCTAGATAAAGCTAAAAGAAAAAAAGAAGTTATAGAACAAGGCAAAATAAAAGTTAAAGAACAAGAAGATATCAAAGAAGATATTGAAAACTATACTGTAGAGATTTCCGATATAGAAAACAATATCAATATTAAAAAAGGAAATATAAATTACCTGGAAAAACAAATATCAAATTTAACATATACACCAAGTGAAACTTCTAAAGAAAAAATTTTAAAACTCAAAAGAGAAAATAACAAGCTTTTAGATAGTTTAGGAACATATGAAACGGAAGATAATTCAATACTTCTAAATGAAAAGGATGAAATCAACAAAGAATTAAAAGATTTATACAGTCAATTAGGAGCAGTTGAAAATAATAAGAAAGTAAATAAAAGAATAGAAGATTTAAAAGCAGAAGAAAAGCAACTTGGAGTAGAAATAGCAAGACAAGAAGGGCTTATAATGCTATACGAAAAGTTTATAACTAAAAGAGTAGAACTTTTAGAGAAAAATATAAACAAACACTTTAAGAATGTTAGCTTTAAATTATTTTCTACACAAGTGAACGGAGCTATTGCAGAAACTTGTGAGGCAACGATAAATGGAGTACCTTTTTCTAATGCAAATACTGCAGGTCAAATAAACGCTGGTATAGATATTATAAATACTTTATCCGAGTACTTTGGATTAATTGCACCAATATTTATTGATAATAGCGAATGCGTAAATAAAATAGCAGATACTAAAGGTCAATTGATTAAGTTGGTAGTCACAGAGGATAAAGAAATAAAAATAAATGAATAGGTGTAAAAATGAAATGGAGCATAGAAGAAGAAAAGTTTTTAGAAGAAAATTATAAATTAATATCAGATGAAGAAATAGCAAAATATTTAGAGCAAACATTATCTTCAGTTAGAGGAAAGGTTAATTTTGAAAAAGCTAAGAGACATAAACAAGATAGATTGACTAAGAAAAATAACTATCTAACAGAAGAACAAAGGAAAGAAAAAGTTAAACGTATATTGTTACTAGCAACAGGAGTTTTATTAGATTAGGAGAGTGACGAGTATGAATCAAATTGCTAAACAACAAAAAAATCAAGTAAAGACAGTAGAAACATTAATGTCCAAGAGTGATGTAAAAAGTAAATTTACAGATGTATTAGGTAAAAAAGCTCCAGGGTTTATAGCATCTATAATAACAGCAAGTAAAAACAACTTAAAAGATGTAGAACCAGGATCTATTTTAAAAAGTGCAATGACTGCTGCAACATTAGATTTGCCGATAGAACAAAATTTAGGATTTGCTTATTTAGTACCTTATAACAATAAAGTTAACGGACAATGGATTAAACAAGCACAATTTCAATTAGGTTATAAAGGATATATACAGTTAGCTATTAGAAGTGGCCAATATAAAACTATAAATGCTATAGAAGTTTATGAAGGTGAAATTAAAAAGATTAATAGATTAACTGGAGAAATTGAATTAAATGAAAATGAAAGTGAAATAGACAGAAGTAAAGTTATTGGATATATGGCTTATTTTAGACTTATAAACGGCTTTGAAAAATCATTATATATGAGTAAAGAAGAAGTAGAAGCACATGCTAAAAAATATTCAAAGGTTTATGCAAGTGGTAAAAGCTGTTTATGGAAAACTGATTTTGATGCAATGGCAATAAAAACAGTGCTTAAGAGGTTAATAAGTAAGTATGGAATTATGAGTATAGAAATGCAAAAAGCTGTACTAAGTGATCAAGCAATTATAGATGAAAATGATAACTTGATTTATGCTGATAATCCAGAACATGAAATGGAAGAAAAGGCTAATAAAAAAACTATAGATATGGATGAAGTTATAGATGCTGAAGTTGAAGAAGTTGTAGAAGAAAATACAAAAGAACAACAAGAGGAAGAATGTCCATTTTAAAAGTATTGAATAGTGGGAGTAAAGGTAATTGTTATTTACTTATTACTCCCAATGAAACATTAATAATTGAAGCAGGTATTAGATATAAAGACATATTAAAAGGTCTTGATTTTAAATTAGATAAAGTTGTTGGATGTTTAGTAAGTCATGAGCATAAAGATCATTCTAAATCGATTGAAGATTTAATAAAAAACGGTATAGACATATATTCCTCCAAGGGGACTTTAAAAACATTAGGTATAGAAAACTATAGAAGTAAAGTTATAAAGGCTAATAAAAAGCAACAAGTAGGCAATTTTACTATTCTACCGTTTGATGTGGTACATGATGCAGAAGAACCGCTTGGATTTCTAATAAAACATCAGGACATAGGAACTTTATTATTTATAACTGATACTTGCTATTGTGAATACAACTTCAAGAACATAGATAATATCTTAGTTGAATGCAATTATATAAAAGAAAATTTAGAAGAATATTGTATAGAAACAAGTTTAAGTGCACGTATAAAAGATACACACTTTGAACTTGAAAATGTAATTAAATTCTTAAAGGCAAGTGATTTAAGTAAAGTTAAAAATATAATGTTACTACATTTAAGTGCAAAACATGGAGATGATGTAGTAATGAAAGAAAAGGTAGAAGAAGTAACTGGAATACCTGTTACGATAGCAGAAAAAAAAATAGAAATAAATTTATAAGGGGGATAGTTATATAGGAGGGGGAAATATGAAATTATTAAAAGTTATAGAACGAAATGGTCATTACAGTCTAGTATTTGATAAACTACCTAAAATGACATATGAAAAAATAAACAGAGATTATGTAGGAACAATTTTAAATGATAATGGGGATGTTGCATTTTGTGATTATCTTAAATATTCAACATATGGTGGGGCTTTTGGAGATGCAGAGTTAACATTAGATATGAAAGATGGGACACAAGAAAAAATAAAAAGCAATTGGTGGGATAGCTATATATGTGAAGAGTTTATTAATATTGGTATAGGAGACATTGATGAATTAGAAGATTGCTTTGTATTTAAAGGTACTCACGTAAAAAAACAAATATTATCAGACATGCTAAAAGAATATCTAAAAACAGATAAATTTTATAATAGTTCTGAAATAAGAAAATGGGTTAAATCTTATGGGGAATGGTTTGATTTAATAAATGATTACAATAAAAATTTAATGATAAATAAAAAAGGAAGAATAGTTAATAAATATTCAAAAGAGAATGAATTTAAATCATTTTTAATATGTAAATACTTTGAAAAATATAAGAAGAATGTTTATATACTCGAAATTAAATATAGAGATAAGTTAGGAATAAGGAGAAAAGTAGAGTTAAATCCTAAAGAGGTATATATTAAATCCTTAAATATTTCAGAAAAAGAAGCATGGAAGCTTATAGAAAAAAATTGCCACTACACTATATATGTATCTAAAAAATAATGATAAACGATATAAGATAAATAAACTTATAAATGATTAAGAGAAATTGTATAGGAGGGAAAAATGCAAGTAGATAAATATGTATCAGAATATAGAAGAGTATTAAAGATAGTAGGACGTGACGAGATGGAACTTCAAAAAGACTTTTTAGAGCATTTAATCCAAAGGGATAAAGACAACATAGAGACATTACAATCAGTAAATGCACCAAATGATAGTGAGGCAATGACTAAAGCAAAAGATAGATTAAGACGTAATGAGATGGAATTGATAGCAGTTAAGAAAGTATTAGCAGAATAATACTTAAAAATAAATATCCTAGGATGCAAAATATCCTAGGATTATGAAAGATGATGATGAAATATGGCAAAGAGAGCAACTGATTTAGAGTTAAGAAAACTAAAAAGATTATATAGAAAAGGATATAGTGTTTTAGAAATATCATATCATTTAGATCGTTCAGAAGAATTTGTAAAAATACATATTAAAAATATAAAACAAAGCAGAAGAAAAAGTAAATAAGATTGTGGGGGAAGAAAATTTGAAGATTTGGCAGTATATAGCCTTTATGAGTAAAGGGCGAGTAGAAAATGATAGAGATAAAGTTTTTAAATATTTACTATCAAATTTAAAACATACATGTGATGTTATAACAGATTTAATGCAAGAAGATTTATGTAAAAACAGTTTTTATATAGAAAACTGTAAAAAATATAAAGATTGTATATGTTGTTTAAATTGTTTTTTAGATGAGGAGGTTGAAAATGAAAATTTGCCAGGAATGTAATAGAGAATATGATAATTCACAAACTGTTGGAGATTTCTTTGGAGTATGCGATGAATGTTATAAAGAAGAGTATAAAAAAGTAGAATACAACAAATACATAATGCCACTTTTAGAAGGAATTAATAAATTTACTGTTACAGAACAAATGATGAAAGTAACAGAAGAACAAGCTGAATTTATTGGGGCGGTAGCAAAATTTGAAGCAGAAGGTGGAACAGATAAAGATAAAGAGCATATAATTGAAGAATTTTTCGATAACATACAAGCCTCATTAGGTGTTTTAGACAAGATGGGATTAATAGATTTATTAGAAGAGGGACGAATAAAACATATAGCAAAATTAATTGATAGAGGTTGGAAATTCAAAGCGATGTTATAAGTGGGGTGAAAGCAATATTGAATAAAGAAGTTTTCAAAGAAGTTGATGAAATATTAAAAAATCTAAAATATATTGATATTTACATAAAAGAAAAAGAATATCAAATAGAAAAAATAAAAAATGGAGATAGAGGAGCGATACAAGCAGTCTGTAATGATCTATTTAAATCTTCTCCAACTAATTCAATTTCTAGCCGAGTTGAAAACGAAGTAATAAGTAGAGATAGATTAATTGCACAGCTAGAAGGGGAAATCTATGAACAAGGTAAAAATAGAAGACTTGTAATAAATGCTTTGAGTGAAATGGGAGAGAGTGAAAGATTTATTTATCAAGAGGTTTATCAAGAAGAAAAATTACTTTCACAAATAGCTCAAGAAAATAATTGTTCTGTAGCAAAAATTTCATATATGAGAAAAGATTTTATAAACAAAATGGCCATAGTTCTATTAGGGCCAAAAGTATTGGAGGGGGAAAGATGATTATACATAAATCAATAATACATGTACTAGATAAAAATAGTGATAGTCCAATATTAAATGACTATGAATGTAAAAATAGCTTAGAAGTAGATAAGTTTTTCCAAAAAATAATAAATAGAGTATCAAAAGATGATGATCTAAGAAAAGCAATATTTAATGATTACAGCAACAATATAGTTAAAAATTGTTGTGAACAAATTATATATGACGAAAACACATTTTTAAAAAATTCAAAAGAAATAGCAGCATATTTATTTGATATTATGCAACAAAGTGAAGGAATAGATTCTTGCGATTTAGCAATCTGTTTATATAGTGTAAAAAACGAAAAAAATGTAGCAATAATAAAACTTGATTATAGAAAAAATTATACACATTCAATTGATTTTATAGAAAATAAATTCAATATACAAATAATATCAAATGAAATTGGAATACCTGAAACTAGCAAACCAAAACAGTGTGCATTAGTTGGAGTTAGTGGGATAAATGATTATTATCATTTTAGATTGTTAGACAAAGATGCTGAAAAAGACCAACTTGAAACTAAATTTTTAACAGATTTTCTAAATGCTAAGAAAATAGAAGATTCTAAATATAAAACAAAATTATTTAAGAAAACTACAGACAGTTGGATAACAAATGCAATAATAGAAGATTTGAAAATGGCTGAAGATATAAGGGGCATGCTTAATTTTTCTTTAAAAGAAAAAGAAACTATGGATGTTAAAAATTTTGCCAACAATAATATACAAGATAAAATGTTACAAGAAAGTTTCAAAGATCTTATGAAAGAGAGAAATTTAATAGAAAGCTTTAAAATAGACAAAAAATGGATTGAAAAGAAACTTAAAAGTAGAAGTATAAAAATTAATACTGGATTTAGTATAAAAGGAAATTTAGCAGATTTTGAGGATCCAATGAAATATAGTTTTAGAAGAAATGAAAACGGAACATACGACATAGTATTAAAAAATATATCTTTTTATGAGGAGAAATAAAAAATGACGAAGGAAGAAAAAAATCAATTAGCAGAAGAAAATTTGGGTTTAATTTATGCAGTTATAAATAAAAAATTTAATTTTGAAAATGTTACAGAAGAAGATAAAAAAAATTATTTTGAGGAAGGAATGATAGGTTTAGCAATAGCAATAAATAATTATGATACATCAGTAGATTCAAAGTTTTCCTCTTATGCTTTCACATGTATCAAAAATGAAATATGTAAATATATAGACAAACAAAAATGTTATAAAAGGAAAACAGATTCTGAATATAAAAAATCAATCGATGAATATATAGATGGAGATAAAAAACTAACATATAAAGATATTTTAGTAAATGAAAAGGAAGATTATATTTCTTTAATCAACAAAGAATACATTTTAAATACAATTGAACAAATAGATATAAAAGATATAAAATTTATAGTTTCAAAACGAATTGAAGGATATACCTACAAAGAAATAGGAATTGCACTTGAAATTAGTAAACAAGCAGTACATACAAGAATAAAAAATTTAAAAAAGAATTTGCTTGCATCAGGAGTAATAATATAAGGCGGTGAGTAAAATGGAATTTGAATGTGAAAACCTAACAACTCTAGGATGCCCAAGAATGGATGCAGTAAAAGAACTAATGCTACTGGAACAAATAGAAAATAATGTAGAACTGGATTTAAATAATATATGCAAACGACAATGCTGCAAAGACTGCGATAACAAATGCAGTTATGAATGTGGCAGAGTAAAATATTTAGATCCAGTAGAACAATTTAAGAAAGAAGAAATAGGACAAGTTAAATATAAGCAATTAAGTTTTTTCTAAAGGAGGTTGAAGTGATACTAAGTAAAGTAAATGAAATTGTAGAACTGGCAAGAGTTTATATGATAGCTTACAAGTTAGAGCCTATGGAGGCTATAGAATACGCAATAAAAGATATAGAAGAACATGATAAGGAGATAGAATAATGAGAGAAATTAAGTTCAGAGCATGGGATGACAAAAGAAAAATAATGTATCCTAATGCACAAAATACATATGACTTTATGGTTAGCGAAGGCGGTTGTATGGAAGAAAGTTTTAAATGTGTTTTAAAAGACGATAATTATAAAGTTATGCAATATACAGGATTAAAAGATTATTATGGTAAAGAGATATACGAGGGAGATATAGTGAGATTGGAAGGAGTAGACGATAGAGAAATTGGTTCAACATGGGAGCATATAGGAAAAATAGTATATAAACGAGGAGCATTCTTTATTTGTTATTTTGATTATTATGCAGATGGAGACGAAGAATTGATATGTGATGCCCAAGTTGAATTTGGTACAGTAATAGGAAATAAATTTGAAAATCCAGAACTATTGGAGGGAAAATAATATGAGCGAAATGAGAAGAATAGATTATATATTAAATGCTAAAGATCCAATACAAACCATAATAGATGAAATAGCAATAGATTGTGAAAGTTGTCCCGAATCCAAAACTTATGACTGTGGTGAGGACTGTGAATATTTTTTAAGAGAATATTTAGAAGAAGAAATAGAAGTAAATAAATCAGATACAAAAACAACCCTACAAAAAGCTTTAGATGATGTAAGAAAACAGCCGTTAAAAACTAAAGGTGAATTGGATAATATAAAAAATGACTCAGTAAATCCATTTATGGAAGAATATAAAAAAATAGTAACTGACACAATGGAATTATGTAAACGCAAAAATGCAGATTATGGAAATGCAACAGATAAATCATTTAAACAATTTGGTGATATAAGTTATCAAGTTAGATGTTTTGATAAATGGAATAGAATAAATACATTATTAAAGAATGGAAAAGCTGAAGTATCTGAATCATTAGAGGATAGTTTATTGGATCTAGGCAACTATTTATTCCTTTGGGTTACAAGCAGAAGATTAAATAACGAAGGTGATGAGATTGAATAGAGTTGGTGAAGTTAATTATAATAGTTTTGGAAGCGAAATGATAATTGTTAAATATGATGGATGTATGAATATCAATGTATTCTTTCCAGAATATAATTGGACTGCTAAAAATAGAATTCATAAAGATTTTAAAGTAGGAAAAATATCTTGTCCTTATGAAAGAAGAACTTGGAATATTGGATTTATAGGGGAAGGTAAGTATGAAGTAAGTAAAGATGGGAATACGACTAGATGTTATGATGTGTGGCAAAATATGATACAAAGATGCTATGATAAAAAATTTCAAGAAAAATATCCAACCTATAAAAATTGTAATATGCCAGATGAGTGGTTAAACTTTCAAAACTTTGCTGAATGGTATGAAAAGAACTATTATGAGATACCTGGGGAAATAATGTGTTTGGATAAAGATATTCTTATAAAAAGAAATAAAACGTATTCTCCTGAAACTTGTGTATTTGTTTCTAATAGAATTAATAATTTATTTGTAAAGAATGATGGTAATAGAGGTAAATATCCAATTGGTGTTAATCTTTACAAAAGAACAAATAAATATCGTGCATATTGCAATATATATGACAAAAAAACTAAAAGATACAAAAATAAACACTTAGGATATTTTAGTAGTGTTGAAGAAGCATTTAAAGTCTATAAAGAATTCAAGGAGGAATATATAAAACAAGTTGCAAATGAAGTAAAAGAATATATACCAAAAAAGTTATATGATGCTATGTATAAATATGAAGTGGAAATAAATGATTAATAGTTGGTATTTAAACAGAGAGATAGAAAGATTAGAAAAAGAAAAATAGGAGGAGAATTAATGGAAGAAATAAGACAAGCATTAGAAGTATTAAAAAGAGAATGTAGTAGCCATGACAAATGTGAAGATGGAGAATGTAAAATATTGAAATTATTACCTAGTCTTGATATATGCCCGTTATATCAAAATAATCCAGAAGAGTGGGAAATAGAAGAAAGAGGAAGATAATTGAAATATTGGAGCAAAAAAAGAGATAACTTTAATATCCTAGGATTTGATTCCTAGGTGAAAGGAGAAATTATGAATAAAATAGAATTAAAAGAAAATCAAATAATAAAAGTTAGAAGAGGAGCATATGCACGATTTGTAAACGGAAAGGAATTTGTAGATACTTCATTAAATATAACATCTTTAGAAGATTTTACAATGGATTTAAGACATAAATATATGAAAGAACTAGATATAGTAGCAGTATATGAAGCAAATGAAATAACTGATGGTCTAGAAATAATTTGGGAAAGAAAAAAATAATAGGAGAATAAATAATGACATACAAAGCAAAGGTTGTAAAAAATAGAAACAATAAATATAACATATATGTAATTGATGGAAAAGAAGAAGTTCCAATAGTACGTTATATTAATGTTTCTTTAAACAACAAAACACCTCTATTCAACATATTAGCATGGGAAACTTGTGAATCTGTTTCAGATGAAGGCTGCGATAATACTATTTGCCCTGTATATGAAGTACTTGGATATTGCATTCAAGAAGAAGTTCCTCCGTCTTGGAATATAGAAGAAGGAGAAAAAGATGAATAGAGCAATAGGGGATATAATTATCCTAGTTGTAATAGGATTATGGATAATAAGTAAGTTATATATGTAGGAGGATAAAATGAATAAATCAGATTTAAAAATGGAATTATTGTAAATTAGCAGAAATAGAAGAATGATATATATAAGGTGATAATATGAGAAAAATCTTAGGAGGAAAGGAGAAAACTTGCCCTCTTTGTGGGGGCATGATGTTCTTTTTAGAAATAAATTACATAGTAGCAAGTCAATGTAAAGAATGTGGCTGCTTAATTAAAGGTAAAATGGAGGAGGAAGTTAAAATCTATGAAATGCAAGTATGCAACGAAAATGGGGAAGGAAATAAAATGTTCTAAAATTAATGACTTATGTATGTTTTTAGATCCTGATGAAAAGAAATGTAGACAACTTAATGGCCAAGGACCTATAAAACAAACTAAACCTGTAGATACAAAGGAAAAGAAAATTGTAAAAAGTACATATTTAGCATTAGCTTTATCATGGTTAAAAATTAAATTCACAAGAGATTATCAAGGAAATTATGTATTTGAAAGAACAGAAAAATTTAACTATGCATGGGCAAAATTAAATCATTTGAGAAAAGAATTAGAAGAATGGGATGATGAATAATGGCTGGATTTATAGCAAAACAACCTAACGGATTATATTGTAGATTTTCAACTGTAGTAGGCACAGTAACGAATTGGAATATGACAGAAAAAGATTATGTAAGAGTTCTAATGATGAGAGGTTATGATGGAACTCAAGCGGCTATTGAAGCAAGAGAAGTAATAGAAGACTATTTACAACCATTTAGTGAAGTACTGAAATGTTTTAGACCAATAAATGATACAGTAGAAGAATTTACAGAATGGGTAAAAAGAGTAGGTTATAAAGAAAATGATTTAGATGATTGGATTGAAAGTTGGAATCTTAGAAAAATGGAAATAGAGGAGGGATGTTAAATGACAGAATTAAAAGTAAAATTAATGGCTCATACGCCTAATCCAGATGCAATAGTTGCAGCAGCAGCTAAATTATGTTACTCACCAGTAGGAGTAGACGGAATAATGGAAAAACTTACAGATAAAGAAGTAGCAAAATTTGTAGAACATTTAGTAAGTATGGGACATGAATCTCCAATAGAACATGTTACATTTACTTTCGGAATTGAAGGAATATCAAGAAGTTGTTCTCACCAAATAGTGAGACATAGAATAGCAAGTTTCTCACAACAATCTCAAAGATATGTAAAACTTGATCAGTTTGAATATATAATCCCACCAGAGATAGCTAAAGATTCATATACAAAAGGAATATTCATAAAACATATGGAAGAATCTCAAGATACATATGATAAGTTAGTAGATGCTCTTATAGATAATAAAATAGAAAACAGATACCCTACATGGTTTGAAGATACTGAAGAAGAATATATGGCTTTAGATAATCAAAAACTATTAAATCTGAATCAAAATATTCGTAACTTATGGGCAAAAAAACATAAAAAAGAATACAATGCAATAGAAAAAGAAGCTATAGAAGATGCTAGATATGTATTTCCTAATGCTTGTGAAACTAAAATGGTTACAACAATGAATGCTAGAAGTTTATATAATCTATTTAATAAAAGATGTTGCAATCGCGCCCAATGGGAAATAAGACAAGTAGCAGATGAAATGCTTAAGTTAGTAAAAGAAGTAGCACCTGTATTATTTAAAAACGCTGGAGCACCTTGTACTAAAGGTAAATGCCCTGAAGGTAGCATGAGTTGTAAAAATCCTAGAAAGTAGGTGGAATTATGAGACCAATTTGGGACGAGTATTTTATGGATATTGCTGAAATAGTAAAGAAACGTTCAACATGTATTAGAAGACAAGTAGGAGCTGTTATTGTAAAAGACAAACAAATTCTAGCTACTGGTTATAATGGATCACCTAAAAAATTAAAACATTGTGAAGAAATAGGATGCAAAAGAGAACAACTAAAAATACCATCAGGACAAAGACATGAACTTTGCAGAGCTTTACATGCTGAACAAAATGCAATAATTCAAGCAGCACATAATGGAGTAAATATAAATCACTCAACATTATATGTAACTACAAAACCTTGTGTATTATGTGCAAAGATGTGTATAAACGCAGGAATAGAAAAAATAGTTTATTTAGGAGATTATCCCGATGAATTATCAAGTGAAATATTAGAAGAAGCAGAAATTGAATTAGTTAATTTTGATAAAAAATAAAATTAAATAGACTTATAGAAATGGGCTAGCTACTTAATTCTAGCCTATTTTTTATTGTCGAAAAATAAATTTGAAAAAGTTTTAAAATGAGGTTGACAATAAACGGGGTTTTATATATAATATAAGTATAATAAATAATAAGAAAAGGGGTTAAGAAAATGATGAAAGTACAAAAAATGAATGGAAGTATAGTAGAAATGGAAGAAAACATAAAAACGTATGATTGGGTATCAGGAGAAATCGAATACGATTTAGTTTATGACGAAGATGGAGATTTATTTGGAGTTGTAGCAGATGATGTAGAACAAGAAATACTTGATGACATAGTAGAAAGACCATATGGATATGACTTTCCAGCAACAGTTGATGAATATTTAGCATAATAACAACAAGGAGCATTTGCTCCTTCTCTAAACCAGCTACCGAAAGGTAAAGGTCTAAAGCCCTTGTAAATTGGCGATAGGAGAAAAGGCATACTTTCTGATATGATTTAATCATGTTAAGAAAGTAAAATAAATAATATAAAGGCGAAGTTGACAAGTTCTCGTCTAGATAAAAGGTCAACAAAGTAAAGGGGGAAATATGAAACCAGTAGTAATAATGAATCAAGCACATAGCTTAATGCAAGATCAACAAGCAGTACTAGACAAAACTTTTCCACAAGGATTTGACATCTTAGGTGTACCAACAGACGGATGGACATTACAACAACAATTAGACATAGCACAAGATTTAGCAGGAAAAACAGTTGTATTTGTATCACCAGTACCAGTTTTACTTGCAAAAGCAACAAAATTAGGAGTGGATGCTTATGTATTCCACAATGACAATCGAGATAAGAAACAACTTCCTAACGGAAAAATTATCATGGTAGTAGCACAAACAGGTTGGCAACTTGTACACATTTAGGTAGAAAGGGTTATAGAGGTTATCCTTAATAAAAACCTCTTACCAGTATTAAACAACAAGGGGGTTTTGAAATGGGTTATTACAAAGATTTAAGAAATGCTTTAAACAGCACTAGAATGGGAGATAAAACTAGCAAGGAATACAAATTAGTGATGGAAGCAAGAAAGCCATTAATGGATATACTTTTCTATCATCAAGATGAACCAAGCCATCATTTTGAGAGAACAGAATTTATAGATAGTAAATTATTATCAAACATAGGCAACTGGGGAACTCCAGAACTTGTTAAAAAAGTTTACAACCAAATTATTAGATATAGATCAGATATATTTAAGGGAATAAGTATGATGCCAAGTAATCCAAGTATGAGAGATGCTTACAAATCAAAATGCACTATGGATTTCAGAAAAGCATTATATAGAAAATGTGGAATTTTACATTTCATGAAAGATGACTTTACTTATGAGGCTTATGTATATCATTTTGATGATGAATGGGGAACACCTTGGAACTGGCTAGTAATGAAATATGAATTTTATAGAAAATATCTTATAGAATATAGTAGAAGAACAGGTGAGGGATTTTATGAAAAGGATTTACATAATCCTGAAAAACTTTTAAAAGATTTAAAAGATGTTCCTAAATCTTATGGATTAGAAGAAACAAAAGATGCTATAAGAAACTGCTTAATAGAAGCATCAAAATATATCAAAGAATAAGGAGGATTTATATGAGTTATTTTGCAGAAGCAGATGGAAGAAACAAGGTTATAACTGTTTCACCATATAAAAAAATAAAGGCGAACCCACTATAATACTCGTCTTAATATAAGGGTGGAGGAAAGGAGATTTATATGAGTAAATACAGTAAATGTTTTATATGTAAGTATTATTATTTAGCATCTATGTTAAGTGCAAAATGTACAAAGAAAGGAACTTTAGTTCCTGGAGGTTGTAGTTGCTTTACAAAAAGAATGTAAGCCTAGCGAAAGCTGGGCTTTTAGTATCTATAAGGAGACTGGAGGTATAAAATATGCAAGAAGGAAAAGAAATGGAATTAGACATCACATATTTTTTATGTGAAGTTTTAGCAACAAGTAAAATAGCTTATAAACATATAGATAAGCTATATAGTCAAAATAAAGAGAAATATCTTAAATTAGCTAGAAATCATAAATATTACAAAATCGAGCTTGATGGAACGATTGAACAAGAGTTTTATTTTAAAAAAGCATTGGGAATTATTTTAGATAATGATGTAAAAAACACATCATGGCTTTTAAGAATGACTTATAAAAAGTCAAATCAATTAGTTAAAAACTCTAATATTGTCAATTTGAGTGATTTTTTAAAGCAAAATAATCCTAAATCTTTTAAAAATAATGAAATAGATGGATTTTTATTAGCAGTACTTGTTTTAGCACAATTAGAAGGTAAAGAAATTAATTTTCATGATGGATTATACCAAGACTTTTGTAATTCACTATTAGTCAGAAATGAATATCTTGCAAAAGATTATCCAATTTTATATAAAAATATAAGTAAAGAAGATAAAAAAGAGTTAAAAGATATCGAACTTAAATTTAAAAACATATATCCAGAATTTAATTTTAACGGATTTACTTATGTAATTTTAGAAGAAGGCAAAATTATGCTTGAAAAAATGACAGAAGAACAAATATTTAATGTTTCGTTTGAATATATTTATGATCTAGAGGATATAGCATTACCTTCTTTGATAAATAACGAACTAAAAGATAAAGAAATTCAAGAATTAATTTGTTGTTGGAATTTAACACATAAAGAAATGGACTATAAAGAATTATACAAATTTTTAGGTCCTGCTTTACAAATTAGATATTTACTTAAAGCATATAAAGAAGCTAAAAGATATTGTTTTTCTAATTTAAATGAGGATTTAAAAGAATTAATAGAGAAAAAAGAATCTGAATTAAGTCGAGTAAGAAAAGAAAATAACGACTTAAAACAAGAAAATGCCCGTCTAAAAAAACAATTAGACGAAGAGATTAAGAAACTAGTTGAAGAAAATACTCGATTAGAAAAGAAAAATAATCACTTATTAGAATCTATTGAAAATCAACCAGATGTAGAAGATGAATTACATCAGTTACGAAATTTAATGTTTAATTTATCTACTTCTGAAGATGCTGCATCCAATAATAATGAAGTCGATATAGATAAGTTAAATAATTTGAATGCTATTTGTTTTGGTGGAACTAATAACTGGATCAATACAATGAAGGAGGTTTTACCTAATTGGACCTTTATTGCTGCAGGTGTAGAAAACTTTGATGTTGCTTTACTTAAAGGTAAAAATTACATATTCATAAATACAAAAGTAAATTCTCATGGTATGTACTATAAAGTTATAGAAAATAAGGATAAAAACAGTAAAATAAGATATATAAATACTACAAATAGAGATAGAATTCTAAGAGAAATAGAAAAGGAGATAGAACAATGACAATGGGTGAAAAAATAAAAACAGCAAGAAAAGAAAAGGGATTAACTCAAAAAGGACTTGCTGAGTTGTTAGAAGTATCTGTAGATACTATAAAAAAATATGAAAGAGGAGATAGAACTCCAAGACCAGAAACTTTAAAACAACTGGAGGAAATTCTAGGAGTTAAACTCTTTGAATTAATAAAAAACAAAGTTGTATTAGCAGAGTTTAAAAATACATCTGCTAGAGTATCATCAATTCCTAAAAGTTGGTTAAATGAATTAGGAATCAATGAAGAAAACAGAAAGATAGAGTTATCATTTGATAGAGATAGAATAATTATAAGAAAAATGGGAGATTAAAAATGAAAGAAAAAATACAAATAGTTAATATGAATGTAAAGAAAGCTAAGAGGCTTTAAGTCTCCTAGCTTTTTATTTTTTATACTACACAAACTTTTTTACAATCTGGTCTCCAATAAGGTGGAATCACTGGCATTTTTTTTAGATTAAATGTAAAGTCTTCTGATTTGTTTTTACTTGTACTAGCATTTTGTTCGAGTATGTCGCTAATTTCATTAAAAGGAATATTTCTCATGTTTTTATTTTCTTTATTTAATACACTTATATTATCTTTAATTTCTTCAAATTCCCAATATCTAATTTCTCCGTAACCTTGTGAAGGTTTTTTGCCAAGGTAAAAAATATAATTTTCTAATAAATATTTAATTCTTTCCATATCACCTCTAACATAGAAAGTCAAAGTCTTTACTGACTTTAAAACTATAGGTATATGATAATTTTTAAAGTATCCAGCTCCTAAGTCAACTCTATGTTTAGCTTTTCCAGTAAATTTTATTAGATCATCATTCTTTACATCAAACCTTTTGGACCAACTAGAAATAGTTTCTCTGTCATTTCCAAAACCATAACTTGTACAATAAACGCCATATTGCTTATCTAATATTGTTGATAGCATACTATCTATTTGTTCTTTTGTTCCGTACTTATTTGAACCAAAATAATAGTCATCTTTAAGTAAATCTTTGTACATTGCAGCACTTATAACAGAATCTAATATGATATCATCTATAGCACAAAGAGGGCTTCCTAAATGTGCTATTACTTTGAAGTTTTTAAACATATATTTTCAACCCCCTTTTAAATATAGTTCCTTATTTCAGGATAATGTTGAGCTAACTTTTCAAACTGCTCAGGATAATTTCTTTTTATAAATACTGCAGAACCTTGATTTAACAAATCTTTAGCAGTTAAATAACCTAGTCTTATCCAGCCTTCATCTGTGCAATTATATTTTAATCTAGTATCTACTTTTGAGTAAACAGGGTGAATAGGAGTATTATACATATAAGTTAATGCTGCAACGTCCTCTAGTTTATACCAAGCAAGAGGATAGCATATATTACAGAATGTAGGTATATTAGAAGTAAAAGTCATACCATGAGCTTTTACTGCTCTCATCCTTCTTCTACTTTCATATGCTCTTACACCTATAAAACTTAAATTTCTTTCGTAAGTATTTATACAATTTTCTATAGCATCAAAGAAATAACCTTGTTTACCGAATTGCTTTACAACAGAATCGTCCAAAACTTCAAAAGCAGATACTGGAGAAGTATCTAGAATAAGTTTTATTCCAGTTTGACTAGATACTTTTTCCATAGTTTCAATTGTTCCTGGATAAGATGCATCACTAACATGCCCCCACAATATAATATCTCCTTTATAATCTTTTATATCATGTTGTATTACATCAGCAATTAAAAAGGCCATTACAACACTATCTTTACCACCACTTAAACAAATATACGGTTTATCATATTTTAATAGTTGTTCTTTAACAATTTCTTTTGAGTTTTGTAATTTTCTGAGAAATTGATTAGAGGCAGACCATATTGAACCTATTTCTAAGAAATTATCAAGTGTCATTTTTATAATTTCCCTTCTAAATTTCTAAGCCATTCCCTTATTTCATCTTTGTTTTGTTCTAGATGATTATAATATAACTCAGAACCTTTTTTACCTTCATAAAATACTTCAACTTCACCATGTCCTGTAGCACTTTTACCACCTATAAAAGGCATTTCTTTGAATTTTTCTATTATAGATTCTAAGCAAGATTCTTCTATGTCATTAGAATTTTCTATTACAATTGAAGAAACTAAGTTAGTTCCAGCACTTAATGCTTGCATTTCATATTTCATTTGAACAGGATTATCTTTTTTATCCTTTTTATCTTCTGAATCTTTTATTAAATCATAATTAGCGCATTTTAGATCATCGTGTCTAGTATAGAATATTTCATCTAACATGTCATAAAAAGATACATTACTAGGTTTCCCTGTATACTCAGCTGTTTCTTGGCAAATAGGTTTGAAAATTCCGACTTTCATTTTACCTTCTGGAATTTGATCTCCAATTGCACTTCCAAATAAACTAAGTGGAGTACATAAACGTCTCATTTCTCTTTTTTCACCTATTTCACAAAAGCGCCCGCCTCCTGTAAGAGTTCCACCTGTGAAAAGTAAATAATATAATTTAGGACTTATGCCTTCTTCTGCTATGTCTATTTTTTCTAAGAAATCTCTCATTGCAATACGTCTCATAATTCCTCTAAAAGCATTTCCACTATAAACTGGTATATCTATAAATTCTCCGTTATATTCAAATTTCATACATCTAGCTACTTGCATAGTACCCATTCTTTCGTCTCCATAATGCATAAGCGGGCTTAACAATTTTAATGTTATATCTTTTTTCATTTTCTAATCCTCCTTATTTGCAGCTGCTTCTTTTTCTCTTTGCATTTGTTCTTTTCTTATTTGATTTTGAAGTCTAAGTTTCAAAATTATAATTTGAGTTTCTGATCTAAAACATTTTAATATTTGTTTTTTTATATCTTCGCTCAATTCTGAAATTTCACTAATCATAGCAAATCTTAAACTTCTTACGTCCATTTTTCTACAAAGTTTTTCTACAAAAGTTTCATAACTAGTAGTAGTCATAGCAGTAGATTTTACTTTAGCTGTAAATTCATCCCAAATACCAAGTGCTCTGCTACCTTTTACTTTATCCCAATCTATTTGCGCCCAAATTTCAGATAATGTTGAAACACAATATTGTTGTATGTTTTTATCCATATTATTTTCCCCCCTTTTTAGATTGCTTTTTAAGAGCTTTTAATTTAGCTGCTTGTTCTTTTTGTTCTTTCTGTTTTTGTTTTATATATTCATTTCTACGTTCTGAATTTAGAATATATACAAGTAGCTCAAATTGATATGATTTTCTGTATTTTCTAAATAAAGTTTCATATTCGATAAATTTATCTAATCCAAATTGTTCAATAGCAATAGTTGAATAGTTTCCTGATAATATTTCATCTTTTGAAAATTGCAAATAAGCCTCATTAAGTTTGCCATACAAATATTTCATTTCTTTTACATCAAACAGAAATTCTTTGTCTTCTTGTCTTATATAATACTTCAAAGTGTCTTGATTAACTCTGCATCTAAAAGAATTATGTTTTTTAAATGATACAGTAATGCCTACTACGAATTCACCTTTTACATATTTATCTAAGTCAAATAAATAATTCTCTATATCGTTTTTCTTTAGCAAATACAGATTATCTTTATCTGCAACAAAGCTATTTTTTCTTAAATCAGCATTTTTTATAGTTGATGCACAATCTTGACAGCAATTATTACCATTTATATTTTTACAGAATTCAAAGTTTGTAAAATTACTACTGATAACTTTTTTTACAGGAATACCTTTTGTTATTTCACAACCACACAAAAAACAATTATCTTTTTCTTTAAGTTCTTTTACTTCAACTTTTTTACAGTGTTTAGCTAATATTTGTGTATTATTCACTTAATGTTACACCTCCTTTATTTCAATTATAACATGATTAAATTACCAAAAATTTGCTATTTATTAAAACTTGATTAAATTAAAATATTGTATTTAAAATTCATTTAAAACTTAAAAAAAGTATGCTATAATTATATTAAGATGCATTAATTGTATCAAAGTAAAGGCAGTCTTTTCAGGACTGTCTTTTTTATTTTGAAAAAGGAGATATGTGAAATGAAAGATGTTTTAATAGTAAACTCAGAAACAGAAGATCTCCTAGATAATTTTAAAATAGAAAATGATGAAGAGTTAGTTATTCAGAAACAATCTAAAAAATTAACTCCGAAACAGAAAAGATTAATTAATAGAAAAAATGATTTAAAGAAGTATTGCAACAAGCAAGGAGGCTTTGTTCATATGTTTTATGTAAATAGTAAACTGTTATTTTATAATTTAAATATAGATAGACCTAATATAGCCAGATTGATTTATTTAGCTACTTATTTAGACTATAATGACAGACAAGCAAATTTACTTATAAAATATGGAAAAAGCAAAGTTATTCATGCTATGACTAGAGAAGAAATGAGAAAACTACTAAAACTAAGTGTAACGGTATTTGATTTATTCTTGGCCCAAATGAAAGAAAATAATATTATTTATGAGGTTAATAATAAATTTTATATAGATCCGAAATATTTTAGTAAAGGTAAACGTGATAATGACAAATCTTTTACAAGAGTTTTTATTTCAACAACTAGACACATTTATGAGAATTGCACACCTAGACAACATAAAACACTTAGTTATATATATCAACTTATTCCGTTTATGAATTTTGAACTTAATATATTATGTAGAAATCCATTAGAAAGTGATTTTACAAGGCTTAAAAAACTAAATTCAGAAGAAATTTGCAAATTATTAGGAATTTCAACTAGTAAGCAAAGTGTTTATAAATTTAGAGAAAGTTTAAAAAAATTCTATATAAAAATAGATGGGCGAAAATACTATCTTATTTCTTATGTGAAGGTTGCTAATGGATACGGAATAAAAGACTATTATGTAATTAACCCAGCTGTAATATGGGGAGGGAATAGCCTAGAAGAGAATAGAAAAACTCTTTCATGGCTTTTTTTTAATGCTTAAAATTAGGCCTTTAAAATAAAAAAAGTAAACTTTTTACGTGGAAAAAATGGCAAAAAGTAAACTTTTTACGAGAAGGGCAAATTAAGTAATATCAATATTTAGAACCTATTTTTAGAGTTTGTTAGTTATATATTATATACAGAACAGAATTTCTCTTAATTGCCTACGGCATAAACCTTTGTAATTGTTGCAATTTCAATGTTTTTAGCTTATAGAAGGGGATAATATGAAAATAAAAATAGAAGATTATGAAATTATATGCGATACAAGGGAACAGGATACATTAATTCAAGATACTCTTATAAAAAATGGAATACAGGCCACTAGAGAAAAATTAAATACTGGAGATTATGCTATTAGATATCAAGGAGAATATATACCTAATATTTTAATAGAAAGAAAAGCAGGATTAGATGAACTGCTAGGAAACTTAATGGATCCAGTAAAAGACGAAAATAAAGATAACCGTTTTATAAGGGAACTAAAAAGAGCAAAAGAAGCAGGAGTTAAATTATTCTTACTTATACAAGACAAGGATTATTATATCAAACTCCTAAAAGGTGAGTATATAAGCAATGTTCATCCTAACGCTAGCGCGGCTATGGTAATTTCATTAATGGCCAAATTCGATAATCTTCATATTATTGCATGTGATAGAAAAGAATCACCTTCAATGGTCCATAAAATTTTATATTATCACTTAAGAGAAGAAATAAAAAGGAAGGAGGGTAATTGATTATGCCACGAGAAAAAGATTCTAAGTTAACAGAAGACCAATTAATAGCAGCAGAATTATTAGTATATGGCGCAACTAATAGAGAAGTAGCTGACCAATTAGATGTTTGTGAAAAAACTATAATGCGCTGGAAGAAAAGACCAGAATTCATGGAAGAACTTGATAGACAATATGAAGTTGCTAAAAATAAAGTTGACAATCGTATAATGAAATTCTCTAATCAACTTTTACAAAATATTCTCGACCTATCAAGATCAGCTAAGAGCGAGAAGGTTAGACTAGATGCAAGCATATACTTACTTAATAGATTGGCTGGCGCTCCAATTTCTAAAGTGGAAACTAAAACAGTTATTACTCCTGAAACTGAAAAAGAAAATAATAATGAACCTTCTTGGGATGACTTTAATGATTCAGATGTTATAGAAGGGAATGTAATAGATATAAAAGATAGTGAAATATCGTAGGGGATTATATGTGGGCGCTTATCGCGGTCCGTATTTAAGAGGTGTCGCTGTTGAAAATCTGCTGGAATAGTCACTTTAATAGTATTAAGCTATAACAACTATTAAGACAAGGAATATATTACCAATAGAATAAGGACAAACAAGACAAAGCGCAACGTCTTAGAGGGGCACACAGAGGGTATAAGACAACAGAGTGAACAGTAAGACCAGTATAGTAAAAGACAACAGCATTAATAGTACTCTATAAGGTATCAATACTTATAAGTTATGATACACTTCGACATAGTAAGTGATATCAATATGTTTACTTGTCTTATAACTTAGTGTCATAAGTAACAAGGCAAAACAAGGGCCTCTCGGTGGGGTAGGGTACTCCAGGTAAGGGGGCGGTGCATTCTATACCCTAGTATTTTCAACGCGTGCGCCAAGCCACAGAGAACTGCTCAGCAAAAAATGAGACTTGAGGGGAAAATGAAACCTCAAAAAAAATCCTACAAAAAATTTTTTGGAAACTTGAGAAAAAATAAAAAGCCTACTTAACAGTAGACTCTTTAAGAAGTTGAATAGCTTTATCTAAAAGTTTAGATATTGGAACAGATGATTGGTTAGAATATTCTTTAAGCCATTGATACAACTCTTTATCAATAGCGGAACCAATTGGAACTCTGTTTTTTAAATCTTTTCTTGCCAAAATAATCACCTCGAGTTAATTATAAAATATATTACAACTGATTACAACTGATTGTAACTGATATAAGTTTGTAATATAATATAATTAAGAGGTGAGATAGAATGTATTTTGGAATTTACTCAATAACAAATGTAGTAACAGGTGATATGTATATAGGACAAACAATCCAAGATTTTGAAAAAAGATGGAAAAGTCATATAAGAGCTTTGAATAGAGGTGACCATGATAATGAATATCTTCAAAGAAGTTGGAATAAATATGGCGAAGATGCTTTTAAGTTTAAAGCTATACATTATTGTGACGAACTTGACATTTTAAATGATTTAGAAAAGTATTATATAAAAAAATATGATACTTATAATAATGGATTTAATATGACAGAAGGTGGAGATTATTTTTTAAATGAGATTCCAGAAGAAATACGAAAGAAAAGATTAGAAAATTTAAAGAAAGTAAATAGAGAAAGAAGTGATTATACAAAGCATCAAATTGCTAAAGTTAAAGAAATGTTATCGGAACTAGAAAATAATCCAATCTCTATAAAGAAAATATCTAAATTAACTGGAGTTAGAGAAAGTGTTATTTATAGTGTTAAAAATCTTAATTCATGGATAGATGTGAGATCCGATTTAAATGAAAAAATCAAACAATTAAATTTTACAGAGTGTAGAAATAAAAAAATTATAGAAGATTTATATTCTTATAATTATTCTTTAGAAGAACTGTGTAAAAAATATAACTTTACAGAGAGTGGACTTAGAAATTTTTTATTTAGAGAAAAAATAAAAGATTATGGTAAAGTTTTTAAAGATGTGAAAAATACTCGAATAAAACAAAAATTCTTAGAAGGGATAGAAAAAGGTATCGAAACGTTTATAGATATGGAAAATTTTACTGGACATTCGAGATATACACTTGAAAAAATGTGTGAAAGAGAAGGATTACAAGAACAATGTAAAAAGCTAAGAAAAATAAGAAATAAAAATATGTATAAGAGCAAAGAAAAAGGAGTTAATCATGATATTAAAAGGAAAAGTTGGTTTTTAAGAATAAATTTTAATGGCAAACAGATACCAATAGGTCATTTTAAAACAGAAAAAGATGCTATAGATGCAAAACAACAGTTAATTCCATATATAAAAACTAATGATTATACTTCTATATTAGCAATAAAAGCTAAATATAGTAAAAAAGTTACTCCTAAGAAAACTATTAAAGCAATAAACATAAAAGATAATTCAGAAGAAATTATTGAAGGAATAGGAGTTTGTGCAAGAAAACTTGATATTCCAAGAAAAAGCATAGAAAAAGTGTTACAAGGAAAACAAAAAACAACTTATGGATATACATTTGCATATGTTTAAATGTTAAAAACAAATATTTAAAGTCCATAAATAGGTTTACAACTTTTAAGACTTATGATACAATATAAGTATAAAAGATAATCATAGGGGGTTGTAAATATGAAATATGGATATGCAAGAGTTAGTACTTATTCACAAAAGAAAGATGGTAACTCATTAGAAAGTCAAAGAGAATTATTATTAAATGAAGGTTGTACAGAGGTATTTTCAGATGCTTATAGTGGATTAAAAACAGATAGACCAGAATTCACTAAACTATTAGGGCTTTTAAAAGAAGGTGACACTTTAGTAGTAACTAAATTAGATAGATTTTCAAGAAGTGCATCAGCTGGAATTAAGTTAATAGATTCACTATTGGAAAAAGGTGTTAAGGTCCACATTCTTAATATAGGGCTTATGGATACAACACCTACTGGAAAGCTTATAAGAAATATCTTCTTCAGTTTCGCAGAGTTTGAAAGAGATATGATCGTAGAAAGAACTCAAGAAGGTAAGGCAATAGCAAAACAGAAACCAGGATTCAAAGACGGTAGAAAAAGAGTTTATGACGAGAAGAAAATTAAACATGCTATGAAACTAAAAGAGGAAGGATACAGCTATAAGCAAGTTACAGAAGTAACAGGAATAAGCAAAGCTACACTAATTAGAAGAATGAAAGAATATCAATAAGAAAATAAATAATACATTTTAAAAGTCAGAGAAATCTGGCTTTTTTTATTAGGAATATGTTCCGATTGAAAAAATATTGTTGGGAGATTAGAATATAATTATCAGTTAAATATTGGGTGTTCGTTCAAAGGTAGGACACAGGATTTTGATTCCTGGAATAATAGTTCGAATCTATTACGCCCAGCCATGTATGTGTTTTAAAAAATAAATCTAAATCTATTTTAGGTAGCTTAGTATCTTTAGGATAGCATTGTGTGAGCAGTGTAAAGGCATGCTGACTACATGCCGCTAGTTAAACTAGTCCATCTAAGCAGAACTGAATGTCCAACGTCTTCATGAATTGATAGTAGTGGAGATAACTACGTAACCCAAGAGGGACAGTCTTCGAAAAGGCGAACCGTATATCGAAGATTTTCAGGTGGCACTGAATAATTTACCTCACGCCAAATTGGTCATGTAGCGAGACATAATCAGGAGGTTATATAGTCCGATGCTGATAACAAAGGGCACTAACCATTGTTAATAGTGAAACAGTGAAAGGGCTGGAGTATGTATTAACAACGTGGAGTAAGAATTCAATGAAACACACTGATGTTGTGAAGTATTTCGTGTCTCAAAAGGAAACGAATCTTCAGGAACAGCACAACGTCTGTCAAATTTAATTCAGATTTATACAGGCATAGAGAATATTAATTTTGGATGATAAATTGTCTATGATAACAAAACAATAAAAGGAAAAGTCTGTTCCCTTATAGTATGAAAGTGGCTTAATACTAGAATATCCTTGCATGATATAATCTAGTGCGTAACACCTCCCAAGGGTGAATCGTTTAACATGAAGTTGCATGGTGGTTTTGCAAACCTTTGTTGCTCGCAAGGCAGACAGAATACGAAGTGTTGAGTAGTACTATAGTAGAGTGCCTCGTGTTAGGGTTTTGTGGCACTATAAAATTACAACCAGTCATGGACAATACGTATTAGGTGCGTGGATAAACGGAGAATAAATAATGCCGTGAAAGGTGTCTACAGAAGGCTCTAATCTCAAGCCTTCTAATAGATATTGGCTTATAGCTCAACGGATAGAGCACATGGCTACGGACCATGGTTTGTTGTGAGTTCGAATCTCACTAAGCCAGCCATTAAATTTAAAGGGAGAATGTCTATGAAATTATATGAATTAGCTTATTTAAATGTTGAAAAAGATAAAAACTCTAGAAATTTTGGGGTTATGAATAAATTTATCAATGGAAAAACGTCTCACAATATCGTTAAAAAGAGTAAGCAAGAAAAAGAAGAAGTTATTTGTTACCTAAATGGTAGAGCAATGACTAAAAGCAAACTAGAAAAGACTTTTCCTAAGAAGAAAAATAAATCAAAGAAGAAAAAATATATTAAAAAGAAAAATACAAAAGAGTAGTTATTAATTGGCTGCTCTTTTTTTATGTAAATAAATTCAGAAGGGAGTGATTAGATGATTTATTTTGATGATATAGAGTTTACTGATGATAATAAATACTCTATATACTTGATTGATAAGTATTTAAAAAAATATTTTCCTAAAAATCAAAATAATATCAGAAAAAAATACCTTCCTAATGAAGTTGCAAAGGTAATTGGAGAAAAGGATATAACTTTTTTTAGTTTATATTTTCTTAGAACAACTTTCGTGCCAAGTGATGACAACAGTGCAAGGGAATTATGTGAAGAACATTATAAAATATGGAGAGTTCTCTCGGAGGCCTTTGTACAGGATTTATACGATAAACTTAATATAGTAGAGCCTAGGGGACTTGCTAAGTCAACTATATGTGATAAAACACTTGCAATATGGTTACATTGCTATAAAAAATCAAAGTTTACTCTATTAGGAGCCAAAACTGCAGATGATGCCGAGCAATTCTTAAATTCTATAAAGAAAGAGTTTCTAGAAAATGAGCTTATAAAAGATGTATTTGGAAACTTAATAGATTTAAAAGGTAAAAAGCCTAATTCGAAAGATTATTACAAGGTTAATTCAGGCGAAATTGAGTTTACCAATGATACATATATAAGAGCAGTAGGTTCAACTACTTCTGTCCGTGGTGCTAACTGGGGAGGTGTAAGACCCACGGTAGTTATTGCCGATGACTATCAATCCGAAGTTGATGTTATAACTGAAGATGCTAGAGAAAAGAAATGGAATAGATGGTGTAAAGAAGTAGAGGAAGTTGGAGATACTGCAGTATTTAGAAAAGGCAAAAAGGTTAAAGCAGCAACTAAATTTATAAGCATAGGAACTGTATTACATATTGATTGCTTAATAAGTAGACTTAGCAGAAATAGAGATTATCATACTATTATTAATAGAGCTGTTTTATTAGAAGATGGTCAAACTATTGATGATATATTTGAAAGTAATTTATGGCTTGAATGTAAAAAGATTTATTTTGATGACAAAATAGAAGATCCTCGAATACAAGCTAGAAAATTTTATGATAAACATATAGATAAAATGAAATATCCATTACTATGGGAAGAAAAATGGGACTTTTTCAATGATATAGCAGTTAAATATTGGACTAATAGAAAATCATTTATGTCAGAAAAAATGAACGATGCTAGTACACTAGGAGTTAGATGGTTCAAAGCCATAAGAACTCAATCAGAAGAAGAAATTGAGGACCATACATTCCTAAAAACAATGTTATGTGTGGACCCTGCAGGTGAACAATCAAGAAGATCTGACTTCTTTGCAATGGCTGTAGGTTCTTTAGGTGAAAATGATTTTAAATATGTTAGAAGAATGATATTAGCTAAAATGAGCTATAAGGAATATTGTCAGACAGTTATTGACCTTTTGAAGGAATATACTGAGATAACACATTTATATGTAGAAAAAAATACATATTTAGGGGCCGATGTTACTACTATTACTGAAATGATTGACAAAGATTATGAATTGAAGCGCAGAAACATTATAATTCTTAATGAAATGTCTAGAAGAAATAAAGATGAACGTATTTCAACCATAATAGAAGAAGTAAATAATGGCCAATTAGTTTTTAATAATAACAACAAAGATTTTACACAACAAATATTAGACTTTCAAGGTACGGCTTATAGTCCTCACGATGATGCCCCAGATATAATAGCTGAGTTATCTAGAAGGTTAATCGAAATAGAAGTAAAAAATATAATAAGAATTATAGATAGACGAAAACTAGGTGTTTAATATGAAAAAATATAAACCTATTGATAAGGTTTTAAAAGTTTATGATGTTCCGAAAGAGTTATGGGAATCTGAAAGTTTAATGAAAGAAAAACCGAATTGGAATAAGACAAATTATACCGAGTCGGAAAAAATATACCAAAATAAAGAATTTATTATATTGAGAGTTAAAAGCAATAAAAAGATTGGATTTATTGTATATAATACGAAAAAAGAGTGGGAAAATGGACACTCTCATTTAAATTCTAGAACTATTGCAGAAATAGTAATAAAAAATGTAATTTACAAAAGAAAACCTAAAACAAATAACTTGTATGTGCTTAAAAGTCATGCAAGAGTTTCAAATGATGAAAAATATATCAAATTTATTGAAGAATTAATAGAAGTTAAAAAAAGTAAGAGAAAAAATAAATATGTAAATAGGAAAGGAGGGAGGAAATGAGTAGTCTTAATAGTTTAGTCTTTAATCTAGCCAAGATAGGTAATGTGTTTAATAATTTAAACATACCTGAAAATTTAGATCTTGTAAGGTATTCATACATGGATTATATTTCGAAAGTAATGGAATATGACCGAATATATGAATATTATTGTGGTGAAAGTAAAGCTTTAAGAGAATATAAAATGATAACCTCCAGATCTAACTTAAAAATTAATACTAATTTCATAAAGAAATTCGTTAAAGAAGAAACTAGCTATACCGTAGGAAATCCCGTAACTTATGAAAGTACTTCTGATGAAGAAATGCAACTTATTGAAAAAATGAAAGACATTTTTTATGATTGGGATGAAAACCACGATGCACATTTAATGAATTATTTAAATTTATTTACAAGAATATATGAATTATATTACATAGATGCAGACGGTAATTTCTCAGCTAAAATTATAAAACCAACTGAAGGGTATGCTTATAGAGATTATAATGGAGAAACTTTATTTTTTGTTCATTTCTTTGATGCTGAATTTGAAGAAGATGTAGAAGTAAATGGCCAAATAACATCTGTAAGACCTAAATATATTGATGTATATACAAAAGATTTTATATATCATTTTAATGACAATTTCGAAGAAATAAGAAGCAAAGACAGTAACAAATTCAAACGAGTACCTGTTTCTGTAGGTGTTATAAGTACAGAAGATTATAAAGATAGCTTAGCAAGAGATATTGCTGGATTACAAGATGCACTAGAAACGAATCTTTCTGATATGGGTAATGAAATTTCTGATTTTAGAAATGCTTATATGGTTCTAGAAAATTGTCAATTTGAAAAAGATGAAGATTTAGAAGAAATGAAAGCAAAAGGGATTCTAGAAGTTGGAAAAGACGGTAAAGTTAAATGGTTAATTAAAGATATAAATGATACTTTTGTACAAAATACAATTGATAGATATATAGATTTAATTTATCAAATTGGCTGTCACATAAACCATAATGAAAAACTACAATCTAATCTAAGTGGTATAACTCTTAGAAGTAGATTAATATCTCTTGAAAATAAGTGTACAACATTAATAAAATCTCATAAAAATATACTTAAAAATAGAATTAGATTTATATGTGACTATTTAAGTATGAAGAAAGAAGGAGATTTTAATTATAAAAGGATTAAAATCATTTATACCCCAAATATACCACAAGATAATCTTTCTACTGCTCAAATGCTTAGTCAAGTTCCTGATGGAGTTATATCTAATCAAACAGCAAGAACTTTATTTGGATTTATAACTAATCCACATCAAGAAGGAGAACAGGTTAAAAAAGAAATGGAAGAAAATCAGCAATTTGAAGATGAAAGTTTAGGTGAATTGTATGGCAATAAACACCAATACACAGAAACAAACCTCGAATAATAGAAATGCTGAAGAAACTAAAAGTTTCATGGAAAAAGCATATAATCAAGCTGAACAGGAACTTGAAAAATATCTTAAAAAGATGAATAAAACAGATAAACAGATTAGAGAGTTGATGGAAACTGCTAATTTTGCTTATCAAATAGAAAAAACATCAAAAGATTATGAAAGTGCTGAAAGATTTCTTGTTATAGCAGTTTTAGCAATGCTTAACAATGAAGATGAATGGCTTGAAGATTTAATAGATAATTTTCTTGATGAGATGTTTGAGGAAATTGTAGAATACTTTGGATACTTTGTAGACAATGAAGAAAAACAGAAAATATTAAACAGAAAATATGAAGGTAAAACGTACAATCAAAGAATAAAAATCAATATGGCTAGAATAAATAATCGAACTAAAAAAAGATTAAAAATAGCGTACAACAAGAAAAATTTATACAATATTGCATCATGGCTAACACCAAGACAAAAGATGAGTAGAAAAAGAGCAAGAGGGATATTGATATCTGAACTTAGTAGAATAGCGAATGATATATTTATTCATTGTAATAAAAATAAAAAATTTATGTATTGTTCAGTTCTAGAGGAAAGAACATGTGGCGATTGTGAAAGTATGCATGGTACTATTTGGAACGCAGAAGAGGCACGAGACTTAATACCTCAGCATAATTTCTGTAAATGTTATTTTTTAGTTTTAAATGAATAGGAGGCAGTAAATGAAAAAAGTATTAAGAATAATTGAATATTTTAAAGATGTTAAAAGGTGGATATCACACTATCCAAAAGGATGGTATAAAGAAAAAACCAGAAAAGTAGCTTTAAGAAATGCTTTGTATTGTGTAGCTCCAGCACGATGGAAAAAATACAATATTTTTTTAGATAAAGTATTTAAATTTTAGGAGGGAAATAAATGAATTTTAAACAAGCATTAGAAAAAATGAAAAGAGGAAACAAAGTTAAACTACCTTCATGGGGTGGTTATTGGTGTTGGGATGACACTAAGCAAACTATTATGATGCACTGTAGACCAAAAGATGCAGATGAAGGACAAGGTCCTATATTAGATATAAGAGAAACACAAAGAGTTGAATATACTCTAGATAATGTTTTGTCTGATGAATGGGTAATTGCAGATAATGAAAACTGTACTTTATTAGGCGGAACTCCTACTTTTAACTTTGGTGAAGCTATAAAATACTTAAAACGTGGATTAAAAGTATGTAGACAAGGTTGGAATGGTAAATCTCAATACATAGAATTAGCATCAAATATTAGCTATAAATCAGTTAAAGGAAATATTGTTAACTGCGAACATGAATGTACCGGCAATAAAGCTATTGCATTTGTTGGTACAAGTGGAGTTCAAATGGGTTGGCTTGCATCACAAGCTGACATGTTAGCAGAAGATTGGATGTTTGCTGAATAGGAGGAATAATATGAAAAAAATAAATGTTGAAGTAGCCTTTAAAGAAGAAAGACAAATGAAAGAATTTATGAAAATGTTAGCATGGATGGAATACTGCGGGAATATAGGGCATTATACCGATTTTCTTGTAGGACTTGACGGAGATGGAAGTGCAAGACCAAAATTTAAATTCGAAGATGTGGAAACACAAAAAACGTATGAAGATTTAAGACGTAGTATGAGTGATATCAAATATCCATTACGAAAAGAAGAGGTTCTAACTGATTTACATATTAGTATTAGTTAAAAGGAATATGGGGATGAAACAAGAAATCAAAAGTAGTTTTGAAGAAAATATAGAGCGAAATTTTAAAAGCGGTTGTGAAAAAAGAATAGAAGCATATAAAAAAGAGCATGAAAAAAAAGAAATAGAATCTGAAAAATCAATAGAAGAACAACTAAAAGAATCAATGGAAGCAGAGTATAATGACTTAGAAATAGATTATGAAGCTCTTTTTAAAGCATTAACCAAATGGGCATAAGGAGGTAAATAAATGAAATTACAAGATACAGTAGATTTAATGTTAGGAACAGATTTTAAAGACAGATTTAAAGCTGAATATTATCAACTAGATAATAGAATAGCTGGATTACAAAGAATGTTAAAAGGTTATAAAGAAGGAACACTTAATTTTACACCTAACTGCTCATATGAAATATTATATGAACAATTAGTGTATATGGAACTTTATAGAGAAATATTAGAAGAAAGAGCAAAAATAGAAAATATATAAAGGATGATTAAATGGAAAAATTATTTAATTTTGTATCATTACCTTGTGATGCTATAGAAGTTAAAGTAATAAAAAGACCAAAACAGAAACCTTTAAAGAAACTAAAATTAAATGGTGCTACTTATTATTTGTCTGAAGATAATGAAAATTATTATACTTTCAAATATAAAAGTTTCACTAAGGATAAAGTAAAAAGCCAAGTAGTAGCAAGTATATTCAACAAAGCAAAGTGTAAAAATGTAGATTGGTTTGAGTTAGCTCAATTATACAACGATAAGATAAATGAGTATAATCAAAAATCTTATGTACATGACCAATATATCACAGATACAATATTGACCGAAATATATAAATTAACAAGATAATAAAGTCCGAAAGGGCTTATTTTTATGCTCCGAAATGAGGGTAAACTAAAAAATGTCACTGGTTCATTTTATGAGTTAGTGGGATAAGGAGAATTTATATGAAAAAAAGTGAATTATTAAAACTTGTAGAAAAGTTTGACAATGAAGATAGTATAAACGAAGTATTGTTAGGGACTGATGTTGCAAAGCAAATTAAAGCGAGTGCACTAACTTTAGAAAACTTTAAAACATTAGCAGATAGTAATGCTGATTTTATAGCTTATCTTGATAGTTTAAAAGATACACATGTAAATACCGTTATAAAAACAATGAAAGAAAAAGGGACTTGGGAAAAACAATTCAGAGATGTAATTGAAGAAAAATATCCTGATTTGTATAAAATTGAAGATCCTGTTATTGCTGCTTTACAAGAAAAAGTTGCTCAAATGGAAAGAGAAAAACAAGAAGCAGATAAAAAAGTTGCTCGTCAAGAAAAAATTAATGAAACTGCTAAAAGGAGAAAAGAAAATCAAAAGAATACAGATATCCTTGAATTATTAACTGCAGATTCATTAGAAGATAGATTATCTGATGATAATTTATCTAAATTCGATACTTTAATAGAAAACATAATTAAAAAAGACAGAGAAACTTATATAAAACAAGGTAATTATCCTCCGGGTGCTGGAAAAGGTGAAGGTACTGGAGGAAGTGAAGAAAAACCACTTACCTTGCAAGAGGCTATGAAAATAGCAAATGAAAATCCTGATGTAAATATAGATAGTTTAATGTCTAGAGTTCAAACATCAGCTAATAAAGAATAAGAAGGGAGGGCAATTATATGCCTGGTATATTCGATAATAAAATATTTAATACAGAAGTATTCAATAAATACACTCAAAGAATACCTAATTTAAGAAAAAATGAGTTATTAAAATCAAGAGCTTTAGTAACTAGAAATGATTTAAAAGCTGCAATGGCAGACCAAGTAGGTGGAAACTATATTGTAACTCCACTTAAAGGTTTAATAAGCGGTTCAACTCCTTCAAATTATGATGGACAAACTGATATAGAATCTCAAAGTACAGAAACTTACATGCATTCAAGAGTTGTTGTAGGTAGATCTAAAGCATGGACAGAAAAAGATTTCTCTTATGATATAACTGGTGGCGTAGATTTTATGGAAAACATAGCAGCACAAGTTGTTGATTACTGGGATGAAATAGACCAAGATACAATTTTAGCAATATTAAAAGGTATTTTTTCTATGACTGGTACTGGTAATAAACCTTTTGTTGATAATCATACTGCTGATATAACTAAAGAGTTAGAAGCAAATACAATGGGTGCAACTACTTTAAACACTGCTATGCAAAGAGCACTAGGAGATAATAAATCTAAATTTTCTTTAGCTATAATGCATTCAGCTGTATCAACTAATTTAGAAAACTTAAACTTACTAAGCTATTTAAAATACACTGATAAAAATGGCGTTCAAAGAGATTTAAGATTAGCAACATTAAATGGTAGATTAGTAGTAATTGATGATTCAATGCCTACTGAAGAAGTAGCTGCACAATATATAAAAGTTGATTCAACTGTTGAAGGTGCATTAAAAGTAGTTGCAAGCAGTGCTACTGGAGCACAAATAAACAAAGCAGATGTAACTCCTACTGTTCCTGGATATACTGCTGCTAACGATGATTATGTTGTTAAATTACCTGCATATACTGCTTATACTACATATGTTTTAGGTGAAGGTGCTATAGAATACACAGATGCAGGTGTAAAAGTTCCAAGTGAAACAGATAGAAATCCAGCTAAAAATGGTGGAGAAGATACTTTATATACTAGACAAAGAAAATGCTTCGCCCCATATGGTATAAACTTTACAAAATCATCTATGACTACTGCATCACCAACTGATGAAGAATTAGAAAAAGGTGCAAACTGGGAATTAGTAAATACTACTGCTAGTTCAAGCAAAAAATATATCAACCATAGAGCAATTCCTATAGCTAGAATAATTTCTCGTGGCTAAGGAGTTGTTGTAAATGACTTCTTATGATTTATTATTACGAAAAAGTTTCCCTAATTTAAATGAATCTGATTTAACTATACATAAACAGTTAGCTATCCAAAAGCTATTACTTTATTTTAAGAATAGACTTAATAGAAATATAACTGCTGAACAATTAGAAACAGAGTATGGATCCGCTCTGTTTCTTTTAATTTCTAATGCGGTTAATTTCAATGCTAATTATTCGAGTGTAAAAGGTATTAAATCAATTTCACAAGGGAATAAGAAAACTACATTTGATGAAAGTGTAAGTTCTATTAATGGTGGAGCTTATGACATAACTGATGAAATAAAAGAACTTTTACCTGTAGCAGCAGTTAAATTGAGAGGCTAGGTGATAAACATGTTTGGATATGACGAAGATAGTGCAACTTTATTTAATATTTCTTTAGATGAAAAAAGAAAACCAGTTTATCACCGTACTTTTTTAACAGGTATAGATTGGCAACAAGCTACAGGAGTTAAATTTTTAAAGACAACTGGTTCATCTGCCGATATAGATAATAAAATTTTAATATTTGTAAAATATGGGGCCTATGAAGGCAAATCTTATATAGGCCCTAAAAAATTTAGTCAACTTGAAGATAAAAGTAATTATTATACATTCAACGAAGGAGAAGATATACTCCTAAAAGGAATACATGACATTGAAATCACTAATTCTCAAGAGTTTAACGATATTCAAAGAAATTATGATGATGTAGTTAAAATTATTAATGTTACTAAGTGTGAATTAACTAAGCACTTTGAATTAGGATGTGAGTAAAATGGGAGGATTAATAGCAAAAGCAAAAATTCAAATAGATTATGACAAAGTTATAAGTAAAAGTAAACTTGAGCAAGGGCAAAAACAATTTGTAAGTCTTGTTAGAAGTAAATCTGACCCATATGTACCTTTTTTAAGTGGAGATTTAAAAAATACTGCTAAAGAAAATAAAAAAAGTATTACATATAGTCCTTATCACAGAGGTTTAAAATCATATGCAGCTAAAAATTATTATACAAATGCAGGTATGGGAAGACAAGGTTTGAATAGAGGTGGAAAAAGAGGTAGAATGTGGGTTCCACGAATGTGGGTCAATGAAGGTGATTCAATAGTAAATGAAGTTGCTAAAACCATTGGAGGAAAAGCTACAAAATGACAATTAACTTAAATGATATTGAAAAAAGAACTGTTACAGATAAATTAATAGACTTTTTTTTATCTTGCCCTTTAATTAATGAAAAATCACCTATTTCAGCTGATTACATAGGAGATGAGATACAAACCTATTCAATTGACGGGTCGCCTTCTGAAACTATCATAAAAACTTATATTGATGGTTCTACAGAAAGACAATTAATATTTGATTTCACTAGTAGAGAAAGTGTCGAAGCATACAATAACGAGAAAAATATTAGCTTTTATGAAAAATTAGCTGAATGGGTTGAAATACAAAACATTCAAGGAAATTTACCTCAATTAAACTACCCGCTTATTCCTGAAAAAATTGAAGTTTTAACTCATGGATATGTTGAACAAATGAGTGCTAATAAAGCAATTTATGTTATTCAAATGAAATTTATTTATACAAAAATGGCTGAATAGCCTAAAAGGAGGGATTATAATGGCTTTAAAAAGAAAAGATTTTGCTGATTATTTAAATGTAAGTAAAACACAAGAAGCATCATATGTATTATTAGGCTATGGTGTTGAAAGTTTAGACGAAGAACCAGGTGCTCAAACTGATACAACTTGTTATATTAATGATGAAACTTCTTCTACAACTATAACTAAGTATGAAACTCAATTCCCTTATACTTCTGAAATTATAATAGAACAAGAAGCAATAAAAAGTTTATACTTAACTGGCAGAAACCATGAAACTGGAACAGATGCAGAAAGGGATTATGTTCGTGTAGATATGTTTGACCCTGTTTCAGATAGTGCTGGAACTTACAATGCAAGAAAATTTAGAGTTGCAAATGAAGTTTCGACTTTTAGTGGAGAAGGTGGAGAAAAAATGAAAGTAGAAGGTACTTTACATGCAATAGGAGATCCTATTCAAGGAACTTTTAATGTAACTACCAAAACATTTACACCAACCACTACACAAACTTCTAATACACAACAAAACCAAGCTACTGAATAATAAAAAATAGGAGGTTAAAATATGAATTTTAAAATAAATGGTGTTGAAGTAGAGTTTGATTTTTTTGATATGGATGAAAAGGAAGATTTTGATGCAATATTTTTAACAGCTAATGAAAAAATACAAAAATTAAGTAATGAGCATAAAGATTTTGATACAAAGTTTGGAAAAGCATATTGTGAAGTAATAGTTAATATGTTCGAAGATTTATTTGGTGAAGAAAAAACTTATGAAATTTTCCAAGGAAAAACAAATATAATGAAATGTACAACGGCAGTAAAAGATTTAGCTAAGGCTAAATTAGAACATGATAAATTATTCCAAGAAACTTTAAAAGAAATTACTGGATTAGATATTGATGTATTTGGTGAAAAACCATTAAATAGAGAGCAACGTAGAGCTAGAAAAAAATATAATCAATGAACTTAAATATTTTAACCGATTATTTACCTACAACAATAGAAGTTCAAGGAGTGCGATATCCAATTAACTGGGATTTTCGCACTTCTATTCTATTTGAACAGTTAATGATGGATGACAATGTTGATGAAGAAAAAAAACCATGGGAGGCTCTTAATCTCTATTTTGGATATGAAATTGAAACAATTAAATGTATTAATACAAGTAACATGAATGAATTTACAAAACAAATGCTACTTTTTTATAGATGTGGTAAAGAAATAGAAACTTCTCAAGATAACGGAGAAAACAACTCAGAAACTCAAAAAATATATGATTATGAATACGATAGTTCATATATTTATGCTGCATTTTTACAAATTTACAGAATAGACCTTCAAGATATTGAAGATTTACATTGGTGGAAGTTTAAAGCTTTATTTAATTCTTTAACAGATGATTGTAAATTCATGAAAATACTAGGATATAGAAATGTTGATTTATCTAAAATCAAAGATAAAGAAAGAAAAAATTTCTACAAACAGATGAAAAAAATATATGCTTTACCAGGTTCGATTAAAGAAAAAGAAAAACAAGCTTTAATAAACGAAATGTTGATGAGAGGTGAAGATCCTAGAGAATTATTAAGACAATAATTTATTTTCGTACTATAATATATATAGGGGGGATGAATTATGAAAAAGGAATCTCAAATCGATTTAAAAGTTGTTTTTATTATTGCAATAATTATTTTTAGTTTAAGCATATTAGTTGTTGTAGCTAAAACATTAGCAAATACAGAAAATGAGAAAGATATACAAAATACTGAACAAATTTATATTTTAAACGATACTGAAACTAAAGAAGTTTTTTCTAAGTATCATAAACTTTACAAAGAAAGTATTGATTTAATAGATGAAGGTATTAGCGGGAAAATATCCAAGAAAATTTATAATGAAACAAAAAATTCAGCTGATGATATAAGAAATCTTAATTTGAAAGAAGAATATAAATCAGATCAAAACAATTTAGCATTAACTTTTGAATATTTAAATAAGTCAATGCAAGCTTATAATGATTATATTTATTTTCAAGTCAATAGAAGAGATAAATTTGATACGAGTTATAAGCATTGTTTAGATGATTATAATGATTATCTAAATAAATCACAAGCATATTACAGTTTAATAGATTAATTTCAAGAACACTTCGGTGTTCTTTTTTTATGCCTAAAAAAGGAGGTGAGAGCAAATGGCGGCAGATGGAAAAGTTGTTATAGAAGTTTTACTAGAATGTGATAAAGTAGAAGGCCAATTAAATGAACTTAAAAATGCTTTTGCGGATTTAGGTAGTGTTGGAAATGTATTTGGCGAAATGAGTTCTCTTGTAAACACATTTTCAAGTACTTTTAGGGTCTTAGAAAAGGTGGTAGGTCCAGTAGCGGCTGGTGTTGTCGCATCTATAACTACAATAGTAACTGCTTTTACAAAGTTATATGATGCAAGTAAGAAAAACTTCTTTGAAAATTTACAAAATATATCCGAAAAACTCCAGCCAATTGTAAGCATTGTTCAAAATGCTACAAGTACAATTTTAAATTGTTTTAGTCAAGTCACTGATTTTTCATTTGATTTTAGTTCGTTAATGGCAGATGCAATTGAATTTGAAAGTTCTATGGCACGAGTGTCAGCTATAATGGGTGTTGTTGGTGACGATATAGGTGTTTTAACTGAAACTACAAGACAATACGGAGCAACCACTAGGTACACCAGTTTAGAAGTGAGTTCCGCTTTCAGTTTTATGGGTATGGCGGGATTTTCGTTACAAGAGTCACTATCGTCCATACAAGATGTTTTAAATTTAACTACGATTGGAGCCACAGATCTCAGGCACAGCTAGTGATATTGTCACTGATGGGTTAACTGCACTATCGATGTCAGCATCTCAAGCCTCTAATTTTGTTGATTATATGGCTGCAGCTATTACTAGAAGTAATACTACTGTGGAATTAATGGGTGAAACAATGAAATACGCAGGTAGTGTTGCTGGTACTTTAGGCGTATCCATGGATGATTTATCAGTAGCTATAGGCCTTATGGCCAATAGTTCAGTGAAGGGAAGTCGTGCAGGGACTGCATTAAGAACATTGTTATCAAATTTAAGTGCTCCTACCGATTCAGTGGCAACTGCTATGCAAAAATATGGTATATCTCTTATTACTGCAAAAGATGGTTCTGTAGACTTGGATAAAACTTTAAGAAATTTAAGAACAAGTTTGAAAGGATTACCTTTAGTAGAACAAGCGGCCGCTTGTAAAAATCTTGCTGGTAAAACTGGTATGACAGGTCTTTTGGCTATTGTTAATGCAACTGATGAGGCTTATGATAGTTTAACTGCTAGCGTTCAAAACTCTACTCAAACAGTTTCATACTGGAATCAAAATTTAGGTGAAATGGGTATTACAGGTAAAGAGTGTAGCGATAGAATAGAAACATTGAAAGAGGTACTTGGTGAAACGGAATATCTAGGTGCAGCTTTTAATATGACAACTCAAGACATGGCACTTGCATTACAAGTTTTAGGCTCTAATGCAAAAGTAACATCTGATAATGTAGAGGATTTATTTAGTGTTTTAGATGCCATGAGAAATCCTACAAAATTTCAACAACAACAATTTAAAAAATTAGGACTAACTTATAGAGAAATTAATGATGATGCTTTTGACTATAGCGCTACCTGTGACATGATAAATGAGAATACTGTAGGTATAGTAGATAATGCTAAAAAATTAAATGGAGTTTTAAGCAAACAAGAAATAATTGATAAATTAAGCCCTAATATGTCTTTAAAAGAGGCAAATGCGGTACTAAAAGAATACGGATTAAATGCCAAAAGTGCATCAACTGGACAAATAGATTTAATAGCCAATTTAACTCAATTAAGAAATAAATTTAAAGGAATGGATGAATCTACTAGAGAAGCAACGTTGAGTAATTTAGGTTTATCTGATTCTTTAGATGAAATAAATGAAATCTGTAATTTATCTGATGAACAATTTAAAATGTATTGTGACAATTTAAAATTAGTTACAGGTTTATCAGAAAAAATGGCTGAAGCAATGGATGAAACTACTAAAAATAAATTATTAGTATTATCATCTGCTTTACAAGATGTTGCTATTGAAGGGTTTGAAGCATTAAAGCCAGCTATTCAAGGTGCATCTGAAAAATTAGCTAACTTTTTTAGTATTTGGAGAAGTGGAAATTCAAGTGGCGAAACCGAAAAGGGTCAAGCTTTATATACATTTGATAATTTAAAGAAGGCATTAGATAATTTACTAAATGATATAAAAAATGCAGATATTACAGGAGCAATACAAACAGCAATTTCTAAAGTAAATACATTTATAACACAAGGTGGATTAAGTAGAGTATTAGACATAGGCAAAGAAATTATACATCAAATTTGCCAAGGTATTATAAATAGTAGAGGCGATATAAGAGAAGGTATTTCAAGCGCAATCAAACAAATCTCTGAATTTGTTAGAGATGTAGCCCCAGAAATAGAAGAGGCCGGAAGAGTTATTTTAGATGCTATTAGAGATGGTATAAAAAATAATTCACAAGATATTCATGATGCTTTAGATGGAGTAGCATCTGTTATGAATTCTTGGATACAAGGTAGTGAAGAAATAAAATCATTGACTGGTAATTTTGCAGATATATTTATTGATAGTTTAATTGAAAATCTTAAATCTAGGACAGTCGGAAGGGCAAGTGAATTATGGAATGCAGCTACAAGTTGGTTAACACATTCCAAACCAGATTTCTCTAAAGGTTTGACTGGATTTTTTACAAAAATATCTGATTGGTTTACTGGTGAATCTTATGCTGCTGAAACAACTGGAAATGAAAAAGAACTTAGTACAAACAAGAAAAACAGTAAAAATAGCAATAAAATAAACAGTAAACTTTCTAGTATGGATGTTAGTGAAATAAAAGCTTTACAAACTCAATTAACAGCATTACAAACAACTGCTCAAAATGTTTCTAATTCTATTTCACAAAGTTTTACAAATATGCAAAATACTATGAGAACTAGTTTAGTTGGATGCGCCAATATAGCTAGAAATCAGTTTGTAAGTATAACTAATGTTGCAAGAAATCAATGTTTAAATTTGTCTAATATAGTTAGAAATCAATTTGTATCAGTTAGCAATATTATTAAAAATCAAGTAACAAATGCTAGAAATGCTTTAACAACACAAATGATTTCAATTAAAAATGTAACTAATACACAAATTACAGCAGCAAGAAATGCCGTTACAACTCAAATGATTTCTATGAAAAAGGTTATAACAACTCAAAGTAGGGAAGCAAGGAACAACTTTACTAGTCAAATGATTTCTATGAAGAATGTGGCTAGGACTCAATCTACTCAAATAGGCCAAGCAGTTGCTAGTGGTATGGCTACTGGTATTAGAAATGGTACTGCTAGAGCAGTAAGTGCTGCTAGAAGTCTTGTAAATCAAGTCAATGCTGAAATGAAAAAGACTGCTAAGATAAATTCTCCTTCAAAGATAACTACTAAATACGGTGAATATTTAGATGAAGGTTTAATTGAAGGTATGAAAAACAAATCTAAAGAATTATATTCAGTTGCTAGAAGTATAACAACAGAAATGAATGAAAATATGAAAGCAGCCGTTCATGGCGAAATTGCTTTATTTAATTTAAATGCTAGTAATAACAACGAAAGTAAAATTATTAATACAACTAATAATAATTTTAGATTAAGCGATGAAGATATTCAAAAATTAGCAGATGCTAATGCACAAAGACCAGTTTCAGTTGAAACGAAAGTAGGAGAAAGTACACTTGCTAAAACTATAGCTAAACCAATTGAAAATTTTAATAAAACTGATACTAAAAGATTAAATAGATTGAAGGGGGTAACAATATAATGTTCAAATTTAATGGCATAGATTTAGAGCTATATGTAAAAGTTATAGAAATTAGTAAGCCAATGATGTCAAGAACCAATTATTTTAAAGAAAATCCTTCAAGAAATGGAACAAGTTATCAGGGATACAAATATAATGACAAAGACATAGAGGTTAAATTTGACATAAAAGGTAATACGGATGCAGAAGTTCAAAATTTAGCTGATAGTCTTTGCTCTATTTTTGATGTTGACGAGCCAAAAGAATTAGTAGTTGATGATAATAAAAGAATTTACTTAGCAATTCCAAACGGAGATATAGATCAAGATAAAATTGCTAAGGGAATTAGGAGAATAAAAATGTCTTTTAGTTGTCCTATACCTTTTTCACACAACCCAACTGCAAAACTTTATAGTGGTGAAAAAACAATTGAAATTAAAAATGAAGGAAATGTAAGTACTCCTGGAATTGTAAATGTGGCTTTTGGAGGAGATGCTACCTATTGTCAAATTGACGGTGAAGATGGAAAAGCAGTTTTAATTGGTGAATATCCATCATTGATGAACACAAAAGTAGAAACATCTTCTGTTGTTGTTGATGAAAATTGTGAAACCACTTCAAGATTTGTATCTGTAAACGGAGAAGTTGATGCAAATAGAAGTATCACAGGTACTATACAACCAAATGCAAGTGGTAGTAGCTGGTGCATTAAAGCATCTGATTATGGCACTGGTGAAAAGTGGCATGGTCCCGCATTACGTTACAATTTACCTTCTAATTTAACTGATTTTGATTGTAAAATGGAATTATATCATGATTCATCAGGAAAACTCGAATACAATGAAACTTATTCTACTGAAGAATCATCTCGTTATAAAGTTACGGTATCTTTACTTAATATGAGAGCAAGCAGAACTACCAGTTCTGCTATTCTTACTCAGATGAAAAGAGGTACATATTTAAACATCATACAAGTTGTGGATGGATGGCTAAACACAACATATAATGGCAAAACTGGTTGGGTAAAAATATCTGCTGGACTTACTAAGGTAACTACTGTAAGTACAACTTATTATACAACTGATGAATTAAATTTAAGAGCAGGTCGTGGTACAAATTATAGAATTTTAACTGTTATTCCTAAAAATAAACCTTTAATCGTTTACACAAATACAAAATCTGGCAATTGGGTACAAGTAAAATATAACGGAATAACAGGATATGTTCATACTAAATACATAATCGAAGGGAATAAAGTACAAATAGATACTGATGAAGAGTTTGAAACTGCAGAAGATAAATTAGGAATAATCGAGATTTATGGTTATGATCAAGCTGGTAATAAACTTTTTAAAGCAATGCTGTGTGATGAAAATGAATATTATGAATCAACATATCCACTAATTCAAGTAGGAAATGTATATTTTTTACAAGATTTTTCTTTTAGCGTTCCAAAACCAAAACAAAGTACTACTTCATCTGGTAGCGATGATAATCTAACTGTAACTATAAAAAATCTAAAAAGTGGTAAATACGGAAATTGGAATGAATTTAGAGGTTATTTTAGAATAGTTCGAGATAAAAATGAATGGTATGCAGAAATTGTAAAATACAATTCTCAAGGCAATGTAGAAAGAAGTTTACAAAGCAAAAAAATTAAGAGTGAGAATTATCCTACAGGATCTTTAAATCATATTGTCATTTATTTTGCAAAATATGCAGATAAAGAAGTTGTTGATACAATGACCTTTAATCGATTACTTATAAAAAAATTAAGTGAAACAACACAAGAAGATACAGACATTATAAGATTTAAACAAGGAGATGAACTTCAAGTAGATTTTGCAAATAATGAAGTATTAATAAATAATATCAAAAATATGGAATATGTTAATGTTGGAAGTAGTTTTTTTGAAATCCCTCCTGGCTCATTTACAATGAAAATCTCTTCTGATGCTAGTATTACAAGTTCTATTATTTTTAATGAAAGGTGGTTGGATTAGTGGAAAAACTGGTAACAGAAATTTATATTTTAGACAGAAAAAAGAAAATAATAGATGTTTTATCTAATAATGGGACTAATCCTTCTAGTCCTTTTTTTGATGATCTTTTTACAATGTATTTAGATACAGGAGCCGATACCTTTGAATTTTCTACTATTTTTAATGAAAGAACTAGCAATATAGAAAATGGGTATTTTGTTCTTTTTAATTTTAAAAATAATTTTAAATTATTTCAAATAATGAATTCAAAAAACGAACATATTAATGGAATACTTATAAAATCTTGCTATTGTGAAACTATTGGTCTTGAACTTATAAATAAAGTAGTAAGAAAATCTACAATAGACGGAGATGTATCAACTTTTTTTTCACTAGTCTTACAAGATTCAAGTTTTGAATTAGGCTATGTAGATTCTACCATTACTGATTTTAAAAGTGTAATCATAGAAAAGCCTACACCTATATATACTGTAATTCAAAACAATCTTGCAACTTATAATATTGAAATTGAGTTTACTGTAGAAATAAAAAATAATAAAATAAGCAAACAATATGTAAATATATATAGAAAAAGAGGGAAAAATACACATGCTCGATTTGAATATTCTACTAATGTGGATAATATAAAAAAGACTGAAGATTTAACTGATTTCTGTTCAGCATTAATAGGAGTTGGAGCAAATGGTATAGATTTTAAAGATGTGGAATGGATAAAAAGCAATGGTAATCCAACTGATAAGCCTTTAAATCAAGATTTTGTTGTAGATGAAACTGCACATCAGTACTTTCACAATGATGATGGAAGCTATATTACAGGAACATATGAAAGCAATGCAAATAATTCTGCGGATTTACTAGACGAAACATGGAAAGAACTACAAACCAGAAAGCAACCTAAAATAGATTATGAAACTAGTATTGTTTTATTTAATGAAGATATTGATATTGGAGATACAGTTTATGCTATAGACCATGAATATACACCTAATTTATATTTAGAGGCTAGAGTTAGTAAGCTAGAAATTAGTTTTACTGATTGGCACAATAAAAGCAAATGTACTCTATCTAATTATAAAGAGGTAAAAAGTAAAATATTGAATTTATCTAATACTGACGATATTTTTGGAGAAATTTTAGAATTTTTAGGTGGAATAGGTGTAGGAAAATTAACCGATAAAGATATTGCTAAAATTCAAGAATATCTTAATCAAATGGGTTTAGAAAAAAAAGAAATTGATGAATTATTTGAAAAAATATATGATATTATTGACCCTCCACCAAAACCGCCAACTGGAGATGAGGACAAATATGAGCCTATTTATTTAACTACTTACAAAAATGGTGTTTGGGTTGGTGATGATAGATTTTATGATATAAAACATTCCAACACTGTATCTAATGTAGATTCAGAAAATGATCAATACACTCAAGCTTTATCACTGTATCAACAATATAATATTGGTAAAAAGCAAAATAGCTCATATCTTGAAAATGTAATGGCTAGTAGCAATCAATATAAATTATATGTTATGGTTAACTATTATAGTAATAAATTTGGTTTAGATCCTCAATTGATATATGCTGTTATTATGGGAGAATCTAGCGGCAATCCATCTGTACATGGACAAAGCGCTGGAAGTGGTTATGGATTATTTGGAATAGAACGTTCAGTTTTTTTTCAAGGATTTAAAGGTACAAAAGCAACAACTATAAAATATTTAGATGGAACAAGTGAAAGTTTTTATCCAAGTACATCTAATATGACTCCAGGTAAAGGCGGAACAACTATAATTAGTGGAGTAACAGTAGATAAAAACATATCCAATCAAATTAAATTAGGTTGCCATTTACTTAGACAAGCTATTGACACTTGTCATGGTAATATTTTTGCTGCACTTGTTTCATATAATATGGGAATAGGTTCACTTTATTGGATTATAAGTAAGTATGTTTGCGATACTTATAATTATACATTTGTTGACAGTTATAGTTTAAGTAAACAATCAAATGTGGTTCAAACTAAAGTATATGAAGAACTAGATAGTTTAAAATTTAATTTTGCTGCTTATAGACAAGTCTTAAAAGATACTAAAGGTCTAGGAACTCCAACAAACGTTGAAGGTTATTTAAAATGGTACAAAATTATAGATGGTCAATTACCTTACTACAAAGATAAAAACGGAAATAAGTTGGGCTATGGGGTTGGAAAATCCACACCTAAATCATCAGCTCAATTAAATGCCACAGATACTAGAAATAAAATTGTTGAAACTGCTAAAGCTATAGTTAGCCAACATGTAGACCAAAAGATTGCAACCTATGACCAAGCATATCGTACTTGGAACTTTAAAAAGCCAAATAAACGAAGTGGCTATTTTTATGGAATTAAAAATCCTATTTGTTATGATTGTAGTTCATTTGTCTCATGCTGCTATGGAGAAGCTGGTTTAACCAGTGTATTTCATGCTGATTCTACTTGTAGCGGAGGTACATTAGTAAAATATGCTACAGCAAAAACTGGATATAAAATGTGGAAAGTAACACCTGAAGGATTAAACGAAGCAAAACCTGGTGATATTGTAATGATTTCTAAATCGGTTATAACTTCAAGCAATTTAACAGCTGAAAATATGTCTTTATGGAATAAAACTTATCACACTCAAATTTATATAGGAGATGGTAAAATTGCACAGGCTAGTCAATGGGATTATTGGCCAAATGCAATAAATATAACTACTGTAAATTATTACATGAACAAGGGTGTTTCATTTTTTTTACGCCCTTATGACTTAACAGAAGCTGATAATAGAACTGCTACAGAAACTCCTTCTATCGAAGAAACAGATTTTAATGAAGTATACATAAAAGCTCTTAGATTAGCAAATGCGTATAATTTTTATGATAGTAATAACAATCTTCTTACACAAGTTAAGGGTTTTTATAGTGATGATAATAAAGCTTATCCTGATGTCACTCCATATGTGCTTATACATTTTGGAATAAACGACTTAAGTCAAAAAGGTATAGATGGGATAAAAACACTTGCAAATATTTTAAGAAATAGATATAGAAATACACCTATATTTATTTTGAAAGAATTGCATGTTGGAACTGCATATGCAAATTATGAAACTGTAAATACAAGTATAGATGAACTTAATACACAATTAAAGGCCTTTTGCGACGATGAAGATAATATCTTTCTTTTAGATATTTCTAGTTCTGTTGAAACTTATACAGGTGTTTTAAATTCAGAATATACAACAGATGGATACAGATTTAAAGATAATGCTAGTAAAAAAGTTTTTTATGATGCAATTACAAGTAAATTACTATCAACAGCAATAGGTTATAAAGAAAAAGATAAAACAGATGATAGTGGAGAAAGTTCTGATAAAGAAGATAAAGATAATACAACTGTTGCAGAAACTGTATCTATAGTTATGCAAGCTAATAAAAAATATGAATATGGTGTTGTTAAAGATCTTACATTTTTACTACCTACAGTTGTAGTTGATTCGTTTTATAGTAGAATTATTTTTAAAACTCCGAAGGATTCCGAACCTATGAAATACTATCAATCTAAAATAGTTTATTTACAAGGGACTGATTGTCTAAATGGTCAATTAATTCCAAAAGCAGATACTACTTATAACATAATTGTTATGCCAAATGCAAATAAAGACTTAACATCAGAAAAATATTATGGTTCCGTTACTGGAGTGAGTAGTGGTGGAAATTATAAAGAATTTACTACTTTTGTTGGAGGAATTAAAGTAGCTGAAATTGCTCAAACATATTTAAATCAAACTGGCTTAAGATACGGAGAATTTACTTTTACAATCAATTTAGAACCAACAAACTTTCCAAATAATATGAGTGGAAATTTAAATAAATGGTATGATTCCAGTGTAAATAAAGCCAATATAGACGGTAGTTCTTTAGTTATGCTTGCTTATTTAGGAATAACTTATAAAAACAGTGCTTATAATAATCATTCTCTAAAAAAATTAGTTAAAAATACTAATTATAGTTGGACCTTTAAGTTCCCACGTATAGCATCAGAACAAGCTAGATATTGTATTCAAAAAGGTTGGGTTCTAAATGAGGCTGATTTAACTAATTTTACGAATTTAAAAGCAGGAGATTTATTATTTTATGATAGTGATACTTTTGATAATGAAAGATTTATGAATATATCACATGTTGCAATTTGTGTAGGTGAAGTAGACGGAGTTATGTCTTTAATAGAAGCAACTATCTGTGAAAATGGAGTAAGAGTTAAATCTGTTGAATCTACTACTTCAGACAAATTATTATTTGTAGCTAGACCAAGAATATTATCTTAAGGAGAGTGGTTATTATGAACAAAGAAACGGTAACTAGAGAGTATAATAACTACTCTGATAGTTATAATGCTTTATTTAATATACTTACTAATGTGATAGCAAACAAAGAAATAAAACAGGATGATGTATATGATTTAGAAGAGACACATGCATCTTATGTTAATAATGCTGAAATTATAAGGACAGCATTAAATCAAGAAGATGAAAATATTGCGACAGATAAGCTTGAAAAAAGTAAAGTTATTACAAAAGAAACTATTTTAGATCTTCTAACAGAAGGTGGTACAAGAAATATATTCTATCAAGGCAATGATGGAGAAATATTAATTGATGGTCAAGGTGTACCAGCTCTTGTTTTATTAGCAAAGAAATTGAATTTAATAGCAACAGATGGAGAAGATGAGTCAAGTATTACATTGACACCTACATTTATACAATTGTTAGCAGCTAGTGATATACTTCTAGGAGCAAATAATATAAAACTTGAAGGTTATACCACTATTAATGGTGGCTTTAAAATTGATGAAAATGGCAATATGGAAGCTAATGATGGAAAATTTAAAGGTAATATAGAAGCTACAAGTGGGAAAATATCTTCAGACTTAGAAGTAGATGGTCTTAATGTATCAGGAACATTAACAGCAGATGCATTAAATGTTAGACAACTTAATTATTTTAATGACGGAATTACATCTGATATTAGTCTTACAGTTGATACATCTATAACAGATACTCCAAATATATTTGAAAATAACGGCAAATTTAATTCCTTACAAAGAGCAATTGAATCTATTCCAAAAAATCTTAATGGATATACAGTAAGTATAGCAGTTAATTCAATATTGTATGAAAATATAACTATTAAAGGATTTAATGGTGGAACTTTATACGTTCTGTTTAATAAAAATAATTACGGCAATATACTGGGCCATAATTGTGGAGCAGAAATATTATTACAAGGAACCGGAACAACTACACAAGTTTTAGTCAGCAATTATAAAACTACAGGAAATGTAAACATGCGTACTGGTGGAGATACTTCTTATAATATCGTTCAAACAGTCCCTTCTGGAGCAGTATTATTATTAACTAACTTCAACAGCAACGGATGGGGATACACTACATATAACGGAAAAAGTGGATGGATGAGTACAAATACAAGTTATATGGTGAAAGAAGAAGTATATCAAACAAGTGGAACATCTACAGCTATACAACCAAGCGAATTACTAGCCCAAGACGGTAAAAACTATGCTGTGGTATTTCGCAATTGTCCTTATGCAGCTTTATTTGATTTAGAGGTGTATGGCAAAACTGGCAATGCGTCAAATTATGCAGTAGGTGGAATAAGAGGCTCTTATGTAGATTTGGAAGGTGTAAAAATATGTGGTAGCGAAAATGGAGTTGTTGCAGAACGCGGTGGCCGTGTGTTTGAATCTAACACTACAGGTAAAGTTAATGGAATTGCTCAAAATGCTAATTGTAGTGGCTCTATTTATATACAAGATGGTACAACCATAAATGGTACAATATCTAAAGATAGTTCTTCTCAAGTTATATATTCTGAATCTGGGGCAATAAAGGATACAACAAGTAATGTTGGAACAAATAACAATACTACAACTGCCACATCTACCGTTACTATAACAAGTACAGGTGCAGATACTTATAGAAGTACAATGTATAATAATTACAAACAAGACAATACTTCACGCCAGGGCAACTATGGTTGGGGTGATTGTAACGGTTTGTGGCTATTTGGTTCTAAGTTCACACAGCTTAAAGGTAAAACTATTACTAAATTAACTGTAAAGGTTAATCGTATACAAGGCGGTATATATGGTAATGTAACTGCTACATTAAAAATGCATGCTCATGAAACAAAACCATCAGCTATGCCTACATATACAAGTGGTTGGAGTGCATCTATAACTACTCCAATAAATACAAGTAAGACAATAGAAATTACAGATGCAACAGTATTAAATGCTATTAGTGCTGGAACATGTAAAGGATTCGGTGTTCAAGGAGCATATGATTCTAATCATTATGCAGTATTTGATGGTAATTGTACAATAACAGCAACTATACAAGGATAAGGAGAGCTAAAATGAAAGAAATTTTGAGAGATTATACAATTGACTTTGATCTAATAACAGGAAAGATATCTTCAGACTATCTTTCTTTTTTTATTACAGATAAAAATGTATCAACTTTATTCGTAAAATTAAAAGCAATTAATAACGATAATATTGTTGCTTATCTAAAAAATTCAGAAGTTACTAATCACAGTTTAAATTTAAAAGTTAAAAAACCTAAAACTGGAGAAACAGTTAATAAAACAGGTAAAAAAATTCAAGGTGAAGATGATGAAATTGCTATATTTAGATTTGATTTAGAAACTAAATTTACAAATCAAGCTGGAGATTGTAACTGTGAATTGTTTGATACTTTTATAGAAAACAGTTTAGAAAAACTAGTAAGTAGTAAAACTTTCCCTTATACAGTTTCACCAAGTGCTACTGCAGATGCTACGCCTGAAAATCCTAATCCTGGAACAGGTGGAACAACAAGTATTACATATGATGAGACAAACGAATTATTAGTGTTTAATTCGGTTACTACTGAAAATGAGTTAACAACAATCTAGGAGGTGGTTTAAATGGCAGATAATGAAAAATATGCATGTGGATATAAAAACTCACAAACAGGTGAAATTGTATACTATAAGGATAAAGATGCACGTTCGCAACTTAAAGATATTGTGAATAAAAAAATATATATAACTCCAGAAGATTTTGGTGCAAAAGGCGATGGAATAACAGATGATACATCAGCATTACAAAATGCTATCAATGAAGCTCAGTCCCAAAATATACCAATAAGAAGTAAGCATAAAACTTATTTAATTTCAGCTTCTATTATTATAACAAATAAAATTGATTTAGATTTTTCTAATTCAATTTTAACCTCTAACACTAATATAAACAACATTATAGATGTAGCATCAGGACAAAATCATTATAGCCAAATAAAAAACCTAACAATAGACTGTAATAATATAGAAAATTTAAACGGATTTAATATTAGCCATGCCGAAAAATTAGAAATAAATCATTTGATAGTAAAAAATTGTACTAAATCATGTTATAAAATAGATAGTGGATATGAAGTTTTTATGTCTAATTCCCATTTAAATGGTGTTGGAGAAAATTCTATAGGATTAAATATAAATACAAGTGATTGTAATTATACAGATATCATATTAATAGATTGTTTTACAGGTATATTTTCTAACAATACAAATAATTATTATACTAGAATACATGGATGGATAAAGGAAAATACACTGTTAAATTCAACTTTTATAAATATAAACAATGGGAATATATTTATAAAAGATTGTTATTCGGATACTTATTATAAAACTATGTATGTAAACAACCCCGCAAATATAGTGATTAATGGTCTAAATGTATATTATTTTGATTCAGACAAAGTTAATAATGAATACAAAATAAATAACCCATATGTTTTTTATTTTAATGAAACCACTTGTAATTCCTCTAATAGTGAATTTATAACATTAAATAATTCGATTATAAAGGGGTCAGATAATTTTAATCTTAATTTATCCAATTTGGACGAATTAAGATGTAAAGGTTTTTATAACAATATATATACAAAATGTAAGAACATAAAATTTTATAAAAAAGGAAATTTATCTATAGATGATACTTCTAATATAAAAGTACTTGATGAAAAAATTATTAATATGGATAATAAAATTACAATTAATATAGTATTACAAATTACATTAGATAATATAAATCATGACCAAAGTATTACATTAGGAGTTTTACCTAGTGGATTTAGACCAATTGAAAGTATATATACCTATGCTATTTTAAGTAAGGATAGATATAAATTTACTGAAGCATATCCATTATATGTTTATATAAGTTCTTCTGGAAGTATACTTGTAAATATTCCTTCTAATATTATTGGTACAGGATACGCATTCTTAGATTTTTCTTTTTAGTTCGCAATTTAAAAATATTGTGTACATTTACACACACTTACACACCTTAATACATATTAACATATAACAATGTGTGTTGCCAAAAGGCCATAAATAACTTACACTTCAAACAAAGGGGTGTAAGTATATGGCTTTAAAAAGAGTAAATGTAACAATGCAAGAAGAACTGTATGAAGAATTTTATAAATATGCCTGTAGGAAAGGAATAAGTTTATCGCCTTTTTTACAAGCTAAGATGAGAGAATTTATAGAAGAAGAAAAAGAATTTGAAGAATTTAAAAAGCTAAAAAAAGAAGGTAAATTAAAAGATCTAATAGACACTGAATAAGTGTCTGTTTTTTATTAAGGAGGAATAATATGGATAAATTCCCAAATGATGATTATTTATGCGAAATGTATAAAGGGTCTAGTTTTTTTGAAAATGGAATATATGTGTATTATGATAATGCTAAAGGGATTGATAAGAACTTAATACATCCATGTGGGTGGGATTTTATAAGTTTTAATAATTTAAATGAAGAGTATCCAAATTATAGTATATACAATTATATATTTAGAATAGAAGACATATCTAATGGCGTATATTCTCCGCATCCATTAGAAGATTTAACACTAGAAGAAATTTTAGAAATAGTAGGTAAAGATGGGTGGAGTTTTGATAAAAACAACGAATGGATAGTTGCAGACGAATAAAAGAGTTTGAATTTAGTTCGCAATAATGTGTATAAAGATGTGCGTACAACTTCAAACCATTGAAAATACTTAATCAAAAGGGCAAATAGATACCGTAAACGAAATAAAAAGATTGCGAACCTATTTTACCAAGTAAATACCAAGTAAGATAATAAGAGTAGCTAAATCAATAGCTACTCTTTTTTATTAAAAAATTATAAAAAGTGTAATCTTTTCCATACTTTTGCATAGAATTAAGTAAAAGGAGGTTTAGATTATGAAAAATAATAAAACCGTAATCCAATTGAGTTTTAAAAATAACATGGATGATAAACTTTTATTATCGTGGCTAGAAGATAAATTTGCAGAATACGGTAATAAAAGTAATTATATAAAATACATTCTTAGAAAAGAAATGCTAAAAGAATCAAATGAGTTTGCTCAAAAAGTCAAATAGAAAAGCAAGTCCGAACCAAAATAATGCTTCACTCATTTTTATCACCTCGGTCAATTCATATTTTAATTATTATTTTAAACAGGAAGGAGATTTTTATACATGAAATCTTATAGTTTTAAGGAATATAAGTTAATATCAGAAAATGATTGCACTTTAATTGAAAAATTTCTTAATAACTTAAAGATGAATAAAAAAGAATACAAAAGAATTATTGTTTTAATAGCTATTTTTATGAATAAGAATTTAATTTCTTATTGTATAACTACAGAAACTGAAATATCAAACGTAGCTACTCAAATCCTTAGTTTATTAATGGTCTTTGCTAAATATGGTTGTATGTGTATGGGAATAAAAAGCATTATAGAAAATGCTTTACAAGGGGCAGATTTTAAGCAAGCAACAACATCTGGAATACAATATTTCCTAATTTATATATTATTAAGTTTTTATCCGAAACTTTTTTCAATGATTAGATTTTAGGAGGTATTGATATGGAAGAAAAATTAAATCAAGTTATAAATATTTTAGATAATTTCTTACATCCGATAGAATTTATTAAAGAAACTGGATATGAGCTTTTAGTTGCTATACAAAATCTATCTTTTGATATATGCCTTATAGCAGGTTTTATAGCACTTTTATTATATGTATTTGGGTATAAGAAAGGTAAGAGATGGGCATTTATGATACCTTGTATATATATTATCCTTAACATAGTTATAGGAGCAATTACTCATGCTTAAAAGTATTCCTATAGCAAAATATTTTGAGATACAAAATCAAGAATATGTATATCTTAAATTAATACCAAGTAAATCAATTAGGAATAATAGGACTTATTCTATATTGGAACTTGTAAATAAAATGTATATCAATCTTAATAAGCTCATAAAGATAGAAGATAATAAATTAATTATAAGAACGCAATTAAAAGCTAGTTATTATATTCACATAACAAAAGAAAAAATTAATTTTTACTTTATAGTTCCTAAATTATTTTATTCTAAATTTAGAGTAAAGTTTAAAGAAATTTGGAAATCAGTAGAAATAAAAGAAATTAATTCGATACCGATTATAACTGGATCACGATATCAATTAATCTATAAAAATAAAGATTTTCTATCTACTTCTACAGATATGAGGAATAACGATTTGTTATCAGCAAATATGTCTGCTATAGAACTATTACAAGATGGAGAAGAAGCAGGAATATTATATAATTTTATACCTACTTCAGAAAAACAATGTAATTACTTTAAATCTACTTGCCAGAAGTTTATTAAGGAATATAAGAATACAAATATAAAATATGCATCAAATGCCGTAGCTAATGTAGTTATTAAAATATTGTCCTATAGCATAGATTTTATTAATTCTACTTTAAATTTCTTATTTGATGTAAAACAAGTGGATAAACAAGTTAATTTCAACAAACTAAGTAATAATACAAATAAGAAGGCTACTTCTGATATATGTAAAACGCAAATTATACTATCTGGTAAGGCTAAAACAATCAATAGAGAAAAATCTATTATAGATACGATATCAAATTCATATTCAGTTATATCAGATGATAATGAATTTATATGTAAGAAAATAAAAAGAAATATAAGGACCTTAAATACATCTGTGTATGAGTGTAGTAATTTTATAGCACTTCCAGGAGCTGATATAATACAACAGTTTCCACAAATTAACCATAATAGAGTATATAATAAAGATTTTCCTAAATGTCTAGCTACAGGAGATATATTAATTGGAAATTCTATAAAAAATACGCCTGTATATTATTCTACGGACAAAGAAATAAGTAGACTTGGAAGAGTTCTTATGGGAGGTATGGGATGTGGCAAAACTTATTATATGCAAAATCTAGCTAAATCTATAATAGCAAAAGGAGATGGCCTTGTGGTATTAGATATAATAAGAGATTGCAGTCTAGCAGAATCTATTAAACAAATAACTCCGAAAGATAAATTAATAGAAATAGATTGTAGTAACTCTGAACAATTACAAGGATTCTGTTATAATGAATTGATGTGTAATAGTAGTGATAAGTATAGAAAATTAGCTAAATGTATGGAAAAAGGTACACAATTACACATTTTACTTAATACTATTAATGCTGATACAAAATTAACTCCTAGAATGTTACGTTACTTTTATGCAGCTTGTACCGTAGTATTTTATAAGAATTTTAACGCTAGTTTCAAAGAAATTATAGAGATACTTTTATATCCTGATGTGCGTAAAAATCTTTTAGAAAAACTTTCAGAAAATGAAAAATCTTTACTTGCAGATGAAATTAAAGATTTATACGATTTAGATAAAGTCAATAAAAATGGAAATATAGAGAACTATGATAGCAAGATAGACGGAATAATAGATAGAATAAGCGTATTAAAAACTAATTTATATACAAAACTAGCTTATAATACACCAGGAAATAATAATATAGACTTTGTAAAAGCATTAGACCAAAATAAAGTTATAATTATAAAGGCTAAAGAAGAAGATTTCACAAATAGAAATATGAGAGATTTAATAGCAACATTTTATCTTTCTAAAGTATGGTTAGCAAAACAAATAAGATCTAATACACGCACAGAATTATTTATAGACGAAATTAATTTATTTCCTACAGCACAAATTATCCTGCAAGATATTCTCACAGAATGTAGAAAATATTCTTTAATTCCTACTATAAGCTTACACTTTTTAGAACAATGTACAAAAAAGTGTAAAAATGCTATTCTAAGTAGTGGATGTAGTTTTTTATTACTTGCTGGAGCTGATGTAAAATGTTTTATTGAACTTAAGGAATTATTTAATAAGGAAGGATACACAGAAACGGATTTACTAGAACTAAAAAGATATCATGCTCTTTGCCTTATTAGAAATGAAGATAATGTATATTCTGCATTTGTGGTAAGATTACCAAAATAAAAGGAGGTTATCCCTCCTTATTTTTATGTAAATTTATATAAAAATATATAAATTCCTGTGCTAGATAAAAATACACATAGTATACCTAAATTGCTATAAACTTGATATAACCGCTCTACGTTTATTACGGTCGCTGTCGCTACTTCATAAACGCTTCGCATATCATAGCATATGCAAAATATATATAAAAATATTACTAATTAACAAAGTTTTAACACTTAAATTATAAATATTAGGAATATGTTCCGATTGCAAATTTGTTATTGGGAATTTACACTATAATTGTAGATAAAATAATTTCTCATTTGAAACCCCAACGAGCAAAGGAATCGGTTTAATAACCTTTTCCGGAAAGGACTTACTTTTAGAGTGGGTCCTTCTTTTGCTTATTGGCTATGAAAGAGGGTGATTCCAATGTGGACTTAATAAAAAAACATTTATATTTTAATCGAATTTTAATTTTAAAAGTTATATGTGTATATAGTATTTAGAGGCACTTACCATTTTTTCTAAGGGGGTTACTAATTTGTAATCCCTTTTATTTTGTAAAAAGGAGTTTGAAAAGATGAAAATAAATATAAAAACTCCAGAAGGAGTTCATGCTGAACAAAGAGAAATCGAAGCTTACATAAAACATATTCATAAAAAATATCCAAATCGAGAAATTGAATATCTAAATATAACAATAGACGATAAAGGGTATGTAGATTTAGAATATAAACTTGTTCCTGTTTCATTTGAAAGAATCAGAAGAATTACAGGTTATTTAAGTGAAGTTCGACAATTTAACGATGGTAAAAAAGGAGAACTTAGAGATAGAGTAAAACATACTTAAGAAAATTGAGAGGTATTAATATGCAAACAGAAATAATTGTTGCTATTATAGCATTTATAGGAACTTTAGCTGGTTCTTATTTTGCAAATAGTAAAACTACTGCAGTAATGCAAGAACAAATCAAAGGTATAAAAGAAGATATAAAAACTTTATCAACTAGAGTAGATAAACATAATAATTTAGTAGAAAGAATGGCAAAAGTAGAAGATTCAACAAAGTCTGCACATCACAGAATAGATCACTTAGAAGAATAGGAGGTTAATTATGATAGATTTAAATGTTATTAATAGTTATTTAGTCATTGGAGTTGTATTAGGTTGTTGTGGAATAGGATATGTTATAAAAACTAGCTTTGACTTTATTCCTAATAAGTATATTCCTTTCATAATGGCTGTATTAGGTGTTGTATTAAACATAGCAATATCTAAGTCATTTGATATGAATGTTTTCTTAGGAGGGCTTTTAAGTGGGCTTTCTAGTGTAGGATTGCACCAAAGTTTCAAGGCTTTAATTGAAAATAAATAGGAGATGATATAATGTCAATAGTAAAACCAACAATAGTTGAAAAATGGCAAAAGAAAAACAAATATGGTAGACCTGGAACTCATTTGAACTATACAAAAGTGGCAATACATTATACCGGTCAAGCTGACGTGCCTGGAAAAAATACAGTCAACTATTTTAACAATGTTGTAGCCAATGGGTACAGAGTAAACGGCAGATATATTTATGCGTCTGCTCATTTTGTAATTGACTTAGACGGGACTATATACCAACTAATACCATTAAACGAGATTTGTTATTGTACTAATTCTGCCAATGCTTATGCCGTTGGAGTTGAGGTGGCAACAACAGGAAAAGACGACCATTATACAGATGCTACATATAAATCTATGGTATGGTTATGTACTTGGTTATGTGCTAATAAAGGACTTAATCCTAAAAAGGATATAATTAGACATACTGATGTAGTTGGTCGTGCTTATAAATTATGTCCAATTTACATGGTTTTAAACGAAGATAAATATGAACAATTTAGATTGGATTGTTATAACCTAAAAGCAGGCAAAATATCTGTTAATCAAATAGTTAATTGTACGAATGGTAAAGGTAAGGTTACAATAGTACCTACTACAACTACAGGTAATAACAAAACATTATATGTTAAAATACTACAAGATATAAACATGCATAGTAAACCAGACTTTACAAGCAAAAGCGTAATAGGGGTTGTTACAAAAGGTGGAGTTTATACTGTAGTAGAAACTATAAAAAGAACTGGAACAGATATGTATAAATTAAAATCAGGAGTATATATCACTGCCAGCCCAAAATATGTAGAAGTATTTGAAAAATAATTCTATCGGACGCGACCGATAGCGACCGATAATATTAAAAGCTAGGGGATACTCTCCTCTAGCTTTTTTATTTTAGACAGCAAAAAACCACTCTAATGGCGATAAGGGTGGTTTTTAACATAAGTTTATAATCATTTTTCAAAGGACTATCACTCTAGTGCAAATAGAATGTAGTTCTCTATTTATATAATATCGGGTATTGAAACTTAAAGGTGGTTATAGATAAATAATTAATGATAAATAATATATACTTTCTTGAAATATTAGAGTGGTTGAATAGGAGTGATTGAATGATTGAAGATGGAAGATATAAATTATATCAAGGTGACTGTTTAGAAGTAATGGATGGATTAATTAGTTTAGGTGTAAAGTTTGACGCTATAATTACAGATATTCCCTATGGAACAACTGCTTGTAAATGGGATTCAGTTATACCTTTGGATGAAATGTGGGAAAGATTAAACAAATTAATAAAACTTAATAGAGCTATTGTTTTATTTGGAAGTGAACCTTTTACAAGTAAATTAAGGATAAGCAATATAAAAAATTATAAACATGAGTGGTATTGGAATAAAAATAATAGTGGTAATATTTTATGTGCGAAATATATGCCATTAAAAGTAATAGAAAACATATGTATATTTAGTAATGGCAAATGTACATATAATCCACAAATGATAAAAAGAACAGAAAAAGAAGAGAAAGAATTTATTAGTAAAAGAGGTAAAAATCATACAACCAAAAAAAGTGATATGTTTTCAGGAATTAAAAGTGGAGCTTTTATTCATACATCTAATACTAAATATAAATATCCAATTAATTTATTAAATTTTAATGCTAGAAGTAATGAATGTAATAATAGAATAAGAGTACATCCAACGCAAAAGCCAGTAGCTCTATTAGAATATTTAATTAAGACATACACTAATGAAGGAGATTTAGTATTGGATTTTACAATGGGTTCTGGTAGTACAGGTGTTGCTTGTATGAATACAAATAGAAGGTTTGTAGGAATTGAATTAGATGAAAACTATTTCAATATAGCTAAAAATAGAATTGAAAACATTTCATAAAAATCTATTTATACCCACCTTGAAATTTGTTACAATCTAGTAATATTTTAAATAAAGAGGTGGGAGAATGTTAAATTTACCAGAATTTGAAGGGGTATACAACTTTAATTGTGGAAAAGAAAAGAGAGTGAATTAAAATCCAAATTAGAAGAATTAGCAAAAAACGATTGTAGGTCTTTAACAAATTTAATTAATAAAATTTTAAACGATTATATTAATAGTAAATAAACAAAAAAGCTAAGGTTATCTGAAACCTTAGCTTATCTTTTTAATCAGGCATTTCTTCTTCCATTTTGAAAAGACTTTCTTTTATTATTTTTTGATCTTCATCTTCTTCTATTTTTTCATCTTCTATTATATTTTCTGATTGTTTAATAACTTGTGAAATGTCACCAATATTTACGTTAACTTGTATATTGTTAAAATCAATTTGTTTTAATATACTCCATTCACTTAATATTACTTGTATTGCATCATTTCTACTTGACAAGTTATTTTGTTTTTGGAATTTATTTATCATATCCCAAAAAGTTTCTTCTAAATAAACTGTACTTGATTTTTTTGCCATAATTAATCACCTTTAAAATTTTAATTTTGCAAATTTAAATAATCCAATAGCAGTAGCCATTTGCGAATTTTCAACTCTATCAAAATCATCTGATGGTTCAAGGTTTAAAGAAGTTCCTCCAGCTAAATATAATTTCATTTCGTCTTTGTTAATCCAATTTTCTTCTACTATTTGATTAACTTTTTCAGATCCTAATTTGTATGCTTTTTTCTTTAATGTGTCATAATCATTTGAACTATCTATTTCATTTACACTTTTAGATATTCCAGTTGCCATTAAATTATCTTGAATTATTTTTAGCATTGTACTATTTCCATATTCAACAGTATTAGATAATCTATCGTTAAATACAAAACCTTTATCAAAATATGATAATTCCATAGTTCTGAAACCAACATTTACAAGCCCTACTGGTTTATCCTTGTTTACCTTTCCGTTGATAGCATAATATAATGCTGCATCTCCTTCTCTAGCTATTGAAACATCTTCTATGAACACTTTTTTAGTAGCATTTGTAATATTATCTTTTATAACAATAGTTTCTCCTTTATAAGTTTCTACTATTTCAGCTAAAACTGATTTTTTATAGTTTTTATATGGAACTCCAAACATAATTTTTACAGTATCTTTTACTGCAATATCATTTAAAGCAGCAGCTAATAAAATTTTCATAGTTTCACTTGTTTTACTATCTTGTGAATTTCTTATAGATGAATAAGATTCTTTTTCTGCTAGTAATCCAATAAAATAGTCCATTCCTTCTATGTTTAAATATTTAGGATCTTTGTAACTATCAAAATCAACTTTTCCTGAACGACCATCTCCATATACAGATTTAAATATTGTTTGTTTTTCTTCTCCATCTACTTCTGTATAAGCTTTTATATAGCCTCTTCCTCCATCAAATCCAATTAATTGGGTATCCTTTTTTGCCATTTTACATCCTCCTATTAGTTAATATTTTAATAATATTTTATGAAAATTATATTCTAAATGTGCATAAAAGTCAATAAAATAGTTAATATATTATTAATATTTTGTTATAAGTTAATTTTTTAATAACATTTAACCTTATTTTATAATCAATATATTGTTAATATCTCAACTTTAGTTAATATATCATTAATATTTTAATTAAAAAAATAATTATGTTAGATATTGTTTTTTTATATAAAAAGTGATACACTTTAAAAAAGAATAATATAAGGTGGTGTTTTTATTTGGCAGTATCAGAAGAAAATTCAAGAATCAATGTTAAGTTTACTAAAAAAGAAAAAAATATCTTGCAAGAATTAGCTGAAAAAAAAGGTATTTCATTATCAAAACTTATTGCAAATATAGTAAAAAATTCAAATGATTTTAAAAATTTTTCTAATAAAAAATAGCAAAATAAAAACCCACACATTTATAGTTAATTATTGCCAGTAATTAACTACCTGTAAGATGTGTAGGCTATCCATAAATACATTATTTTCATTTGTTATTTAATTATAACATAATTCTATTAACAAATCAATATGGTATAGTTTTCATCTTACTTAAAATAGCAGTATAGGAGATGAAAAAATGTCTAAATTTAAAAGTAGCAATGAATCAAAATTCATAGCAAGCGCTAAATTAGCCAAAGGATTTACAGTTATTCCAAATGAAATTATGAATGATTTGGATTTGTTAGGCCCAAATGCCTTCTTTGTGTTTGCTAAGATCTTACAATATATATCCAATCCAGAACATAAAATAAGTATTCAGGGACTAGCAACACAATTAGGGGTAAGTAAAACTAGAGTTTCAAATGGTATTAATAAACTCATAGAAATTGGTTATATAAAAAGAACTCCACTTAAAAATGGTAATCTTACTAATGGTTACTTATACGAAGTTTTTAGCGAAAAACAAAACGTAGATATTACGAACGTAAACGATAACGTAAATGCGAACGTAAGCGAAAAAACTAATAACGATGAAAGCGTTGGAAACACTACATCTCACCGTAATCCTAAAAACTGGGATACCGAAAATAGGGATACCAATTTCTGCGATACCGATTTTCGATACGCTAATAAAGAAAATAATAATAACAACTATATTAATAAAGAAAATGAAGTTGTTGTTGGTGTTGAAAAAGAAACAAAACTTATAGACTTATATAAGTCTTTTAAAATTGAAAAAAGATTTATGCCACATACTAAAAAATTACTTTTAGAATATGTAAATAAATTTGATTTAGATGTATTTGAACAAGTCTTTATAGCAGCATGTGAAGAAAGTGTTAGTAAAAAATATGCTTATATGAAACAAGTTTTTGAAAATCTAGATAAAAAAAATATAGTAACTTTAGATGACTATCAAAAGGGTCAAGTAGAATTTAAAAATAAAAAGCAAAATAAAACAAAAGAAAAAAGTTCAAATTCAGTAAAAACAAGATATCATAACACATTTAATGAACATTATAAAAACTATACTGTTGACGAACTTGATAATAAACTTAGATCTTCTAAAGCAGCTAACAATGACATAGAAAAACAATTATATTTAACTGCTATTGAAAATGGTTTAAGTTCTTTAAGTCATTTATCTCAAAATAGAGTTGTTAGTTATGCTTTAGAACATAATTTAGAAGTGCCAAGGGGGTGAGAATATGCTCAAAATTAGAATTACATACAATAGAGAAAAGCCAGAAGAATTAAAAAGATAGAAAAAGAATTTGATATTATAAGTCAGCCTCAAGAGTATAAAAACAGAGGAAAAAGTAAATATTCTAACATTTATTTAGATATAGAAAATAAAGGATATATAAAAATAATTAACTTTATATATAAATCTTAATTTAAAGTTATATTCGGCTTTGTAATGAAATTTTACAACTTTAGCTTAGTTTTTATTGCTAATTTAAAGAAACGTGTTATAAAGGGCGTAAAATCGATATTTTTAATAGATTGCAAACCTTTTAAACATATAACTGATATTTATAAAAAATAAGATTAAAAAGTTGTATAACCAAAATTAATAGAGGAGTGATGATATGAAAAAATTAGTTAAACAAGTAGATATTAAGAATTTTTTTAAATTACTAGAAGGTAAAAAAGTTAATATATATGCTTTACCTCTATGTGGTATAGATTTTAGTTTATCAAGAGTAGCCATGAAAAATTATGAAAATTGTATTTATTTTAAAACTGATAATAGTAGCATGAATATAGTTTATAAAGCTATTAAAAGTCTAGAAGTAGATGAAACAGAAGAAATTATTAAAATTAAGGCTAAAATTGAAAATGGGACCTTAGTCACTATAAGACATTATAAACCACATGAAGAATAAATAGGAATATGTTCCGATTGAAATTGAAAGTAAAAGGTGTTAATCTAATATTAGATATAGAACTTACAAATTTTAGCTATATTGCTTTAGTAAAATACTCCTGTTTAAAAAAATAACTGCCTTGCTGGGTGGTTATTTTTATGTGTTTAAATAGGAATATGTTCCGATTTATAAACATTTTATTTGGTGATATAATTTAAGTATAAGATTTAATCATACTCAGTTTAACTAATTGAGTAAGCCTAAAATGCACATACTCCTATTAGCAAATCCACTCTACTAGCCCCATGAGTGGATTTTTTGTTGAATTAGTTTTTGCTGGAATAACAACCAAATACTTAATATTTACTTTGAAAAACTATTATTTTAAAATAAAATTTATGATAATAAACAATATTTCAAAAGTAAGAATGGATAAAAAACATAGTATTAGAAAGTTGGCCTATAAGACAAAGCTGAGCAAAAGTACTATTTTTAGATTGGAGAATAATGAAACGGTACTTGATTTAGTAAAATTAGAAAAAATTGCAATAGCACTAAATTGTAGGATAACTGATCTATTTGATTCTGAATATAAATAGTGTCCCAGTATATGGGACAACACAACAAAATAGCAATAAATGGAAGTATAATATAAGTGTAGATAAATTATTCTTAATATTCAAATAAAAAGATAGAATTTTATGAAAAATAGTATTATAATATATCTGCATAGAACATAAGTTCGGTATTATTACGCTATTTTGGGGGAGATCTATGGATTATGTAACAAAATTGAAAAAGGAAATCATAAGTTTATTAGAAGAAAATGATAATATTGATACTATAGGATTTATCTATCAATATTTGACTAAGAAAAAAGATGAAAATAAAAAACATAACAATAAAAAATAGGGACATTGTTCCCTATTTTTTTTCTGAATTTTTAAATACATTAATTAAATCTTTTATTACTTCGATTTGTCTATCATTTAAATCTAAAAGCATCTCTGTTAATTCAAATAAGTTTTCTTCTCTTTCTAAATTTCCAACTATATTTGCCAATCTAATATGTTTAGAATCTGAAGCATAGATACTTTCCTTCCCACCGTTTAAAAGCCAATTTTTATTAATATAAAAAATATTACATATGCTATCAATAAGATCTTCATTTAGTTTTGCTCTAGCTTTTTCGATATTGTATACGGCATCTTCACTCTTATTAATCATTTTTCCAAACTCTCTTCTGGAGAGCTTTTCTTTTTTTCTTATAAATTCAATTCTTTTACCTATTTCTTTTTCATTCATAGCGTACCTCCAATTATTATTATAAATAAATTGTAACACATATACACAACAAAATAAACGAGAAAAACATAAAATTTCGTTTACAAGAACAGACAGGTAACAACTTTTAGCGGATAAAAACGAGAAAATAAAACCAAAATTGTCCAAAAATACGTTGACTTACGTTATAAATAAGTATATAATATAAATATAAACGAAAAACAACGAAGAAGGGGGAATGTTGAATGAGTACTAGATATGAAGAAAGACTTAAAATAGCATCAGATTTGCAAGGCTTAAATAAAGAAAATTATAATACGGTCCTTAAAATCATAAAAGCTTTTCAAGTATCTGAATCAGCTAAAATTCTAGGAATAGATCCTTCTAAACTTTCTGAATTAGTAAAAGAGAAGGAAAGCCAGCAAGTTTAAGGAAGTGATTAAATGACAGATTCAATGGAGGTAAAATACAACAAAAATAGTATTTTACGTGATGGGTATGGAATAATACCTAAGATAGTTATGAGAGATAAAAATCTTTCAATTGAGGCAAAAGCAATTTATGCATATTTAATAGCCTTCGCTGGAGATAAAAAAACATGTTATCCAAGTAGAAATTTAATGTGTAAAGAATTAGGAATATCAATCAATAGATTTACTAAACACTTAAAAACATTAAAAGAATCAGGGTACATAAAAGTAGAAAGAGTAAAATCAGGTAATTTAAAAGCAAAAAATATATATGAAATCATAATGGATGAAAGAGACCGATGTATTAATTTTAGAGATATCGAAAACGAATATCTCGAAAACGAATATCTCGAAAACGAATATCTCGAAAACGAATACACTAATAATAACAGTCTTAATAATAACAGTTTAAATAATAATAGTGTTAATAATAACAGTATTAATAAAAAAGAAAAAAAGAAAAAAAGAACTGATTTAGATGTTCTTATAAATGAGTATACTTCAAACTCTTTTTTACAGGAAACAATAATAGATTTTATAAAAATGCGAAAGGGCATTAAAAAACCTGTTACAGAAAGAGCACTTAAAGGAATACTAAATAAATTAGACAAATTAGCAACAACAGATTATATCAAAATAAAAATATTGGAGAACTCAATAGAAAACTGTTGGCAAGGAGTTTTTCCATTAAAAAAAGACAACTTCAGTAATTACAATTCAAACAAACACAAAAATAAAGACAATTCAAATTCAAACATCGAGGATTTACAAGGATATATAGATCCTGAACAAATGAAACCAGTCAAAAAAGAAGATCTAGACGAAATAGAAAAACTGCAAAAAGAATTAGATGCGATGGGAGATGGCTTTAAATGGCTATAGGATATCAATGCGAAAAATGCAAAGATTTAGGTTATATTCTACAGGAAGATGAAAAAGGTTATACCGTAGCTAAACCATGTGAGTGTCTTGAAAAAAGACAGATATTGGAAAAGTTAAAGAGATGCGGCTTAACAGATTCTTTCAAGAAAAAGACATTTTCTTCTTTTGAAACAGATACAGAATATCAAAAACAGGCAAAATTACAAGCTATGCGTTATTGTAAGAAGTTCGAAAATGAAAAAGGTAGCTTTTTATTAACTGGAAGCCCAGGCACAGGAAAAACCCATTTAGGAATCGCAATAATGATACAGCTTGTAAATCAAAATGTAGGTTGTAAATATACAGAGTATATTAGTTTAATTATGAGCCTTAAACAATGTTGTATGGATGTGATTAATTACAACAAAGAAATGGATAAATATAAAAATTGCACTGTACTATTCATTGATGACTTATTAAAAGGACAAACAAGTGAAACTGATAGAAAGTATATTTATGAGATAATAAATTATCGTTACATGACAGAAAAATCGATTATAGTAAGCACAGAAAAAACATTAGATGAGTTAATGAATTATGATGCAGCTATAGCTAGTAGAATTATAGAAATGTGCAAAGAAAATATAATTGAGTTTAAAAATGTACCTAATAGGAGATTACAAAGGGGGGTATAGCAAGTGCCAAGAAATACTTTAGGCTCCAAAGATGAGATTTGGAAAGATATCAAAGGGTATGAAGGTTTATATCTAGTCAGTAACTTAGGTGATGTATATAGTTGCTTATCAAATAAAAAATTAAAACCTGGAAGTGATAACGGCTATTTAAAAGTAAATTTATGTAAGAATAACAAAGTGAAACAATTCACTGTGCATAGATTAGTTGCATTAGCATTTTTACCTAATGAAAATAATTATCCATGCGTTAATCATAAAGATGAAAACCCCAGTAATAACAATGTTAATAATTTAGAATGGTGCACTTACAAATACAATAATAATTACGGAAGCATACGAGAGAGAATCAGTAAAACATTAAAAGGTAAAAATGCAGGTAAAAAACATCCTATGTACGGAAAGCATCATACACTTGAAAGCAAAAAAGAAATGAGCAAAAAGTTAAGTAAACCTGTTATATGTATAACTACAGGGGAAATATTTAATTCTTTAAAAGAAGCGAGTATAAAAACTGAAACATCTTACTCTAGTATAAGTGACTGTTGCAGAAATAAAAAACAATCAGCTGGGAATCATCCAGTAACAGGTGAAAAACTAAAATGGGAATATTATAAGAAATAAAGGAGGATGATTTTATGCCACGCAACACCTTGGGTGACCTAAACAATCATTTATTCGCTCAATTAGAACGTTTAAATGATGAAGAGATAACAGGAGAAAAATTAGAAGATGAAATTACAAGAAGCAAAGCAGTCATAGGAGTTTCAAAACAAATTATTGCTAATGCAAATGTTGTATTAAGAGCAAAATCAATACAACTAGAGTATGGAAAAGATAAAAAAGAAATTCCTAAAATGCTTGAAGGTGGTGAGTAAAAAATAGAATGGGAAAATCAATTCATAGATGGAGTGATGAAGAAAAAGAATATCTTAAAGAAATAACCCCAGGTAGACATCACAAAGAAATCACTGATTTAATGAATGAAAAATTCGAATACAAGTTTGAAGTTAAGCAAATAAAAAATGCAATTAAAAGGTATGGATATAACACAGGTTTTAATGGCCAATTTAAAAAAGGACACAAAACATGGAATAAAGGAACTAAAGGACTTACAGGTCCAAATAAAACTTCTTTTAAAAAAGGTAATGAGCCATGAAATAAAAAGAAAATTGGTAGTGAAAGAATTGATATTAATGGATATATCTTAATTAAAGTAAAAGAACCTAATGCGTGGAGATTAAAGCATAGAATTATGTATGAAAAATATCACAATGTTAAATTAACATCGGATGATGCAGTTATATTTGCAGATCAAAACAAATTAAATTTAGAAAAAGATAATTTAATATTGATTAGTAAAAGTCAGTTACTAAAAATGAATAATGAAAAATTAATTTTTAATAATAAAGAATTAACTAAAACAGGAGCAAATATAGCTGAATTAATGATGAAGGTTGACGAAAGGAAAAAGAAAAATGAATAGTGTAGTTTTAGTTGGAAGATTAACAAAAGACCCAGAGTTAAGATACATACCTAATTCTGGAACACCTGTTGCTACTTTTACAATAGCAATAGACAGAGATTATAAGAAAAAAGACGGAACAAAAGAAACAGATTTTATACCTATTGAAATTATAGGAAAAGCAGCTGAATTTTGTGCTAATTATATAACAAAAGGTAGATTAGTTGCTATTCAAGGAAATCTTAGAGTTGATAGATATCAAACTCAAGATGGAGAAAATAGAACTTTTACTAAGGTTAGTGGTAGAAGTGTACAAGCATTAGATTATCCGAAAGATAATCAACAAGGAACAAATAATATAACAAATCCAGGGTTAGATCCAAATGGATTTCAAGCTATAGATGATGATGACATACCTTTTTAATTTAAAGGGGGAGTATAAATGATAATTAAATTTTTAGAAATAAGTTTAATTTTCTGTATAGGTTTTGTGGTTGGAGCATGGTGGTGTGCTAATGCAGAAGGAGATGATTAAATTGATTTGCAAAATAGAAACCTTAAAAAAAATAGCAGAAAAGTATCCGACACTTACAATTTTAGAATTTATAGAAACTTATAAGGGGGTAATCAAATGAACATAGGGGGGTTATGTTAGGAGTAAAAGGCTAAATATGAAAAAAAGC